ACAACACCAGACGACCCCACAGTGCCTTGGGCTACCGCCCACCGGCCCCGGAAACCATCCTGCCAATGGACCAGAGGCCGATCATGCACTAACACTCAAACCGGACCACTCAGGTGGGGCTGGTCAGAACAGCTGCCCTGGAAGGGCGACCATGCAGTCGACCACATCCTCCTCGATCAGCTTCTTGCGGATCTCCCCTTCGCCAGATTGGTTCGACGACATCGAGCCGTTCGACAGCACGAAGCCCGCAACGCCCGCGGGCGCGAGGTGATGCACGATGTGCTGCACCCAGGCGTAGTTGGCGTTGCCCGCGGGCGGGTCGCCATACTGCCAGCGCTTGTCGCCGCGCAGCCGCTCGCCGCCCCAGTCGGAGATGTTGAAGGGTGGATTGGCGAGGATGAAGTCGGCCTTCAGGTCCGGGTGGCGGTCGTTGTGGAAAGTGTCGCCATGGGCGATCTGCCCGTCGATGCCCCGGATGGCGAGGTTCATCTTTGCCAGCCGCCAGGTCGTGTAGTTCGATTCCTGCCCGTAGATCGAGATATCGGCCTTCGCCTTCCCGCCATTTCCGTTTCCGTTCCGGTGGGCGTGGATGAACTCCATCGACTGCACGAACATGCCCGACGAGCCGCAGCAGGGGTCGTAGACCCGGCCGCGATAAGGCTCCAGCATCTCGACCAGTAGCTTGACGACGCAGCGGGGTGTGTAGAACTCGCCGCCCTTTTTTCCCTCAGCGCTGGCGAACTGGGACAGGAAGTATTCATAGACGCGGCCGAGCACATCCTTTGCCCGGGCCTCGGCATCGCCGACCTTGATGTTCGAGATCAGGTCGATGAGCTGACCGAGCCGGGTCTTGTCGAGCGCGGGGCGCGCGTAGTCCTTCGGCAGCACGCCCTTAAGCGCGGCGTTGTCGCGCTCGATCCCCGTCATCGCGTCGTCGACCAATTGGCCGATGGTGCTTTGCCGTGCCTGAGCCTTGAGATGCGCCCAGCGCGCTTCGGGTGGCACCCAAAAGATGTTCTCCGCGCGGTACTCGTCTGGGTCCTCCGGATCGGCGCCCTGATCAAGTTCGGCTTCCAGTGCCGCGTGCTTCTCCTCAAAGGCGTCGGAGATGTATTTGAGGAAGATCAGCCCGAGGACGACGTGCTTGTATTCCGCCGCGTCCATGCTGCCGCGCAGGGCATCGGCCATGCGCCAGAACTCGGCTTCGTACCCTACATTGGCAGCCGAAGTGTTGGGACGTGCCGCCCGCACCTGCCTGTCGACCTGGGCGGCTTGCGCGGCCGCCGGGAGGGCCTTGACTTCGGCTGCGATGGCGACCGAGCCGCCACGTCCACGACCGGGGACGATTGTCCCATCGTCAATCAGAGCCTGCTTGACCTCGTCGTAGGCGCCTTCATCCCAGCCGAGCGTTTCGCGCAGTTTTCCGTTCCCTGCCGAGCCGCCAAGCCCGGTCAGAGCAGCCAGAAACCCGTCCTTTTGCGCCTGCTCGACCATCATCTCTTCCCCTCAAGTTTCCCGCAGCTTGTCAGTCGCTGCGTCATCCAGCGCTTTTAGCCGTTCAAATTCTTCCACGGCCACGACCACCACGACCGGGCGGCCGTGTTTCTCGATCACCACCGGTTCGGCTCGGGCGGTGTCGATGAGCAGGCCGAACTGGTGCTTGGCGTCCCGTGCGGACATGGCCTTCATGGCATTGCTCCCCGCTTTGGGTCACAATGGACAAAAGAGTCCGGATACACAATCCGTGGCTGGTTGTGTTCGATGGCGATTGCTGCGATTGGCCGAGTCCGTGTCGATGCTCGATGTTCAAGCCGACGTGCGTTGGATTTCAGTTCCAATGGGTTGAGCGCGACCGGCATCGAAGTGCTCAGCCATGGACTTGAAAACTCCCTGCAATTCCAGAGGCTTGCAAAAAATTCACCAAACTGGCGCAGTCATGAGGTCCGGAGAATATCGGCCCTGAGAGAACGCTTTCGGGCCTCCCGACGACGGGGCCGGTGCTCAGCCCCTCCCGCATAACCCTCGAAAACAACGGAAAAATCCGGCCGCAGCCGGATCGGGAGAACGCTTTCGCGAGGGCAAGTGGCGGAGGGGGCGGGACCGGGGTCCAACGTTCTCTACCCCCTAAATCATTGATTTGAAACATACCAACCTTCCCATTCACCGGCCGCAGCGAACTGGCTTACGTTCGCGCGTGTCTCGTGAAAAATATTCCACCACATTTTTGTACGGAAAGGCCGAAACCCGATTATGGAGCATGTCTCAAATACTCCGAAGTGAGAACGCAAGACATACTTACATCACCACCACCACCAGGCGGATGAATTCGGGGCTGGTCATAAGGACTTGAAAGGGCTGCGTTTCGTCATATGCAGAGTCCAGACAGCCCGTGCCCCAGCTCAAGCCAATTTCTTTTGACAAGATCCCCCCGCGCCTTAGCCCCTGGCGCCCTGGCCGCGGGCATAGACATCCTCGTAGCGGGTGATGTCGTCCTCGCCCAGATAGCTGCCGGTCTGCACCTCGATCAGCACCATGTCGAACTTGCCGGGATTCTCCAGACGGTGCCGGGCGCCCAGCGGAATGAAGACCGACTCGTTCTCGGTCACCAGCTTCACCTCGTCGTCGATCGTCACCTTCGCGGTTCCGGCCACCACGATCCAGTGCTCGGCCCGGTGGACATGGCTCTGCAGGCTCAGCGCCGCGCCGGGATTGACCACGATGCGCTTGACCTGGAACCGGTCGGCCAGGGCGAGCGTCTCGAAATGGCCCCAGGGCCGGTGATCCTTGGGAAAGGTGTCGGCCTGGGCCACGCCCGCCGCGCGCAGGGTGGCAACCACCGACTTGACGTCCTGCAGCCGCCGCTTGTCGGCCACCAGCACCGCGTCGGGCATCGCCACGGCCACCACGTGCTCCAGCCCCAGCCCGACCAGCTCCAGCCCCTCCGCCTCCGACCGCAGCAGCGTGTCGCGGCAGTCGATGGCGTGCGCCGCGCCGCCGGTGGCCACGCCGTCGGCATCGGGCGCGCTGTGGTGCCAGACCGCGTCCCAGCCGCCCAGATCGGACCAGTCGCCGTCATAGGCCACCACCGACAGGTTGCCGGCCTTCTCCATGATCGCGAAGTCGATCGAGATATCCTCGGCCCGCGCCCAGGGCTCCGGCGCCAGGCGCAGGAAGCCCAGATCGGCCTCGGCCCCGTCCACCGCCGGGCGGACCTGCGCCAGCAACTCCGGCGCATGGGTCTCGAAGGCGGCGATCAGCGCGCCTGCGGTATAGAGGAAGATGCCCGCATTCCACAGATAGCCGCCCGCCGCCAGCATCTCCCCGGCGCGGGCCAGATCGGGCTTCTCCACGAAGCGGCGCAGCGGCGGCGGCGCCTGCCCCGGCACCGCGTCGCCAAGCTCCAGGTAGCCATAGCCGGTCTCGGGCCGGTCGGGGGTGATGCCGAAGGTCACCAGCCGGCCCGCCTGCGCGGCCTCCACACCGCGCGCCACGGTCTCGCGGAAGCCCGCATCGTCGGTGATGTAGTGATCGGAGGGTGTCGCCAGGATCAGCCGGTCGGGATCGTCGGCCGCCACCAGCAGCGCCGCGGCCAGCAGCGCCGGTGCGGTGTTGCGCGCCTCGGGCTCGATCAGCACCGGGCCGGGATCGATCCCCGCCGCTGCCAGTTGCTGGGTGACGGTGAAGCGGAAATCGGAGTTTGTGACCACCAGCGGGGCGCCGAATCCCGCCCCCGAGACCCGCCGGGCGGATTGCTGGAACAGGCTGTCCTCGCCCAGCATCGGCACGAATTGCTTGGGATAACTCTTGCGCGACAGCGGCCAGAGCCGCGTGCCCGAGCCCCCGCACAGCAAAACCGGCGTGATTTCAGTGGTCCTGTCCATATCCGCCCCGTCTCGGTTCATCCGCCCCCCGGTGTCCCACCGATCCTACGCAGCCCGGCGCCGCCTTTCCAACTCAAAAACTCGCCGGAAACTGCAACTTTGTGCAAAAAAGGCCACGCAAGCGTCGACAAGCTTGATTCCGTTGAAACGGCCATGCTCGCGGGATTTTGTGATAGCAGGGATCTCCGGACAGCTTCTTCCACCTGATAGCCCTGATAGACCATAGATGAAGACATAGATCGGGCGCTCCATATATTGGAATATATTTCATTAACTTGTCGGCCGGGGCACCTGCCAGTTGCTTCTCTGGTAGCTGTAAGTTCCAAACCCGCCTCTCGGCTCCCGGTCGTCAGTTCGGTCGAGATGCGGTGCCAGAATAATCGATATCAGTGTAGGATGAGTTGCACGCGGGTATACGCCATAAAGTTCTCTTGGCGGTCGTGGAGCGGCGAATGACGGCAATCTTTTCCGGAATTTCGCAGCTAACATTATTGATTATCAATAGTTTATGTGGATTTTGTTTCGCGCGCGAAACACCCAACGTTTGTTTCGCAAGCATCGCGCCTGATGCATATGTTCCACGAATTTGGCTTGGTCGCCCGCGCGGGCTCTGCTAGGCGGGGCGGGCATCCGATCCGCTCCGGAGACAGGTTCAATGCCCCAGACCGCCCCCGCCCCCCGCACGGCGCTGGTGACCGGCTCGGCCGGGTTCATCGGCTACCATCTCTGCGCGCGGCTGCTGGAGGACGGGTTCACCGTCATCGGGCTGGACGCGATGACCGACTATTACGACGTGGCGCTGAAGACGCGGCGCCATGCGATGCTCAACCAGCGGCCCGGCTTCACCGCCGTTGAGGCGCGCCTGGAGGAGCCGGGGCTGCTGGCCGGTCTGATGGCCCACCAAGCCCCCGAGATCGTCGTCCACCTGGCCGCGCAGGCCGGGGTGCGCTACTCGATCGAGGCGCCGCGCTCCTATGTGGAGTCGAACCTCGTGGGCACGTTCGAGCTGCTGGAGGCCGCGCGCGCGCATCCGCCGGCGCATATGCTGCTGGCCTCGACCTCCTCGGTCTACGGCGCCAATACCGACATGCCCTATGCCGAGACCATGAAGGCGGACATGCAGATGTCCTTCTATGCCGCCACCAAGAAGGCGGGCGAGGCGATGGCGCATGCCTATGCCCATCTCTACGCCCTGCCCACCACCATGTTCCGCTTCTTCACCGTCTACGGGCCCTGGGGGCGGCCGGACATGGCGCTTTTCAGGTTCACCCGCGCCATTCTCGAGGGCCGGCCGATCGAGGTCTACAACCACGGCGACATGATGCGCGATTTCACCTATGTCGACGACCTGGTGGAGGGGATCCGGCTGCTGATCGACGTGCCGCCCGAGCGCCCCGCCGACGCCTCGGGGATCGCGCCCGGCGACAGCCTGTCGCCGGTGGCGCCCTGGCGGGTGGTCAATATCGGCAATTCCGCTCCGGTGCGGCTGCTGGATTTCATCACCGCGGTGGAGGCCGCCACCGGCCGCCGGGCCGAGAAGATCATGATGGAGATGCAGCCTGGCGACGTGCCCGCCACCTGGGCCGATGGCGGGTTGCTGACCCGGCTGACCGGCTATGCGCCGAAGACCGGGCTCGAGGAAGGCGTGCGCCGCTTCGTGGCCTGGTACCGGGACTATTACGGGGTCTGAGCCGGGCCGCTCAGCCCATGAAATCATGGGTCAGCCAGTAGCGCCCGCAATAGCGCCCGCCGGGCTCGATGGCTGCCGCGGTGGCGGTCAGCCGGACCCGCCCGCGCATCCGGTTACGCCGGTGGCCGCGAGAATTCATCCACATCGTCACCGCCAGCCGCGCCAGGCTGGCATAGCTGTGCGGCTCCACCGCGCGGCCCTCCGCGGTGAAGCGGCAGCGCGCGCGGTCGATGACCTGTAACCGGTGCCCGGCGGCAGCGCCCGCGGGCAAGCCCCGGCGGCCGTCGCCATGATTCCCAGCGCCAGCGCCGCGCCGAGCGTCTTCAGTTCGTGCATGTTCCGTCCCTTGCCTGTCACCGCGCCCCGCGCCCGGCCTGTGCCTAGCCGCTCCGGCGCGGGATTTCCAAGCCCCCCGCGGCGGCGGGTTTCGCTTGACAGCCGCGCAGGACGCCCTGCAAGTCAGGGGCCGGATCAGGCGGAGGATATCGGGCATGCGTATTGCGATGATCGGCACGGGCTATGTGGGGCTCGTCTCGGGTGTCTGTTTCTCCGATTTCGGGCATGAAGTCGTCTGCGTCGACAAGGATCCGCGCAAGATCACCAAGCTGGAGGCCGGCGAGGTGCCGATCTACGAGCCCGGTCTGGACGAGCTGATGGCCAAGAACGTGGCCGCCGGGCGGCTGTCCTTCACCGGCGACCTGGCGGGCGCGTTGCGGGACGTGGACGCGGTCTTCATCGCGGTGGGCACGCCGACGCGGCGCGGCGACGGCCATGCCGACCTGACCTATGTCTTCGCCGCCGCTGAGGAGATCGCCGCCACGCTCGACCATTATGCGGTGGTGGTGACCAAATCCACCGTGCCGGTCGGCACCAACCGCAAGGTCAAGCAGCTCGTGCGCAAGGCCCGGCCTGATCTGGAACTCGACGTGGCCTCGAACCCGGAATTCCTGCGCGAGGGCGCGGCGATCGACGATTTCATGCGCCCCGACCGGGTGGTGGTGGGCACCGACAGCGAGCGCGCCGCGCAGGTGATGGCGGATATCTACCGCCCGCTCTTCCTGCGCGACTTCCCGATCATCACCACCGACCTGGAAAGCGCGGAGATGATCAAGTACGCGGCCAATGCCTTCCTGGCCACCAAGATCACCTTCATCAACGAGATCGCGGCGCTGTGCGAGCGGGTCGGCGCGGATGTGAAGCAGGTCTCCAAGGGGATGGGGCTCGACGGGCGGATCGGCAACAAGTTCCTGCATGCCGGTCCGGGCTATGGCGGCTCCTGCTTTCCCAAGGACACCCAGGCGCTGGCCCGCATCGGCCAGGACCACGCGGTGCCCCAGCGCATCACCGAGGCGGTGATCGCGGTCAATGACGCGGTCAAGCTAAGGATGGTGGAGAAGCTGCGCGATCTCTGCGACGGCTCATTCAACGGCAAGACCGTCGCGGTGCTGGGCGTGACCTTCAAGCCCAATACCGACGACATGCGCGAGGCGCCGGCGCTGACCATCGTGCCGGCGCTGGTGGGCGGCGGGGCGAAGGTGCGCGTCACCGATCCGCAGGGCCGGCGCGAGGGCGAGGCGCTCTTGCCCGGCGTGATCTGGGTGGAGGATGCCTACAAGGCGGTCAACAAGGCCGACCTGGTGGTGATCCTGACCGAATGGAACGAGTTCCGCGCGCTCGACCTGAAGCGGCTGGCGCGCAAGATGACGGTGCCGCGCATGGCCGATCTGCGCAACATCTACAATGCCGGGGACGCGAAGCGGGCCGGGTTCGAGGCCTATGACAGCGTCGGACGCTGAGATGAGTCAATATGGTTTACTGGGTGTAACCGCGTTGAGCCATGAACATCCCCTGGGATGAAATGAAAAAATGTCTCGCGCGCAGGTTTGATGAATTCTCCGGTCGCCAACGAGTCTCGCCGCTCAAAGCTGTCGGCCAATGACATCCGGATGGGCTCTTGCTAAATAGGGCCACATTCCAGGCGTGCGATTGACGGGGCAGTAGAGTGCAGATCGAAGAGACAAGCCTTCCGGGCGTGAAAATCCTGACCCCGGCGCGCTTCGGCGACGCCCGCGGCTTCTTCAGCGAGAGCTGGAATCGCAGGACGCTGGCGGCGCATGGCATCGGGACGGAGTTCGTGCAGGACAACCATTCGCTCTCGGCGCGGGCGGGCACGGTGCGCGGGCTGCATTTCCAGGCCCCGCCGCATGCCCAGGCCAAGCTGGTGCGCTGCGGGCGCGGGCGGCTCTTCGACGTGGCGGTGGACATCCGTCGCGGCAGCCCCTTCTACGGACGGTGGGTGGGGGCGGAGCTGAGCTTCGAGAACGGCCGCCAGCTCCTGGTGCCCGAGGGCTTCCTGCACGGCTTCGTCACCCGCGAGGACGACACCGAGATCGTCTATAAATGTTCCGATCACTATGCGCCCGACTGCGACGGCGCGGTGCGCTGGGACGACCCCGATATCAGCATCGACTGGGGGCTCGCGCCCGGCGCCGCGATCCTGTCCGACAAGGACGCCGCCGCGCCGCTGCTGAAGGATTTCGACACGCCGTTCACCTATGGAGGGCAGGAGACATGAAACTGCTCGTCACCGGCGGTGCCGGGTTCATCGGGTCGGCCGTGGTGCGGCTGGCCGTGGCGCGCGGCCACGAGGTCGTCAATCTCGACGCGCTGACCTATGCCGCCTGCCTGGAGAACGTGGCCGCCGTGGCCGGCAGCCCGGCCTATGCCTTCGAGCACGCCGATATCCGCGACCGCGCGGCGCTGGAGCGCATCTTCGCCGAACACGCGCCCGACGCGGTGATGCACCTGGCCGCCGAAAGCCATGTCGACCGCTCCATCGACGCGCCCGGCGCCTTCATCGACACCAATGTCACCGGCACCTACAACCTGCTGGAGGCCGCGCGCGCCCATTGGCTGCGCGCCGGGTGTCCCGAAGGCTTCCGCTTCCACCATATCTCCACCGACGAGGTCTATGGCTCGCTGGGGCCGGAGGGGAAGTTCACCGAGACCACGCCCTATGATCCGCGCTCGCCCTATTCGGCCTCCAAGGCGGCCAGCGACCACTTGGTGCGCGCCTGGGCCGAGACCTACGGCCTGCCGGTGCTGCTGACCAACTGCTCCAACAATTACGGCCCCTACCATTTTCCCGAGAAGCTCGTCCCGGTGGCGATCCTCAATGCGCTGGCGGGCAAGCCGGTCCCGGTCTACGGCGCGGGCGAGAACGTGCGCGACTGGCTCTATGTGGAGGATCACGCCGACGCTCTGCTTTGCGTGCTGGCGAAGGGGCGGCCGGGGCGCAGCTACAATATCGGCGGCGAGAACGAGGCCCGCAATATCGACCTGGTGCACCGAATCTGTGCGATCCTCGACGACAAGCGGCCCGAGGGCGCGCCGCATAACCGGCTGATCACTTTCGTGGCGGACCGTCCGGGCCATGACGCCCGCTATGCGATCGACCCCGCGCGGATCCGCGGCGAACTGGGCTGGCGGCCCTCGGTGACGCTGGCGGAGGGGCTGGAGAAGACGGTGCAGTGGTATCTCGACAACGAGGCCTGGTGGCGGGCGCTGCAGGGGCGCGACGGCGTCGGCCGGCGGCTGGGGGCCGGATCGTGACGCTGCTGGTCTTCGGGAGGACGGGGCAACTGGCGCGCGAACTGGCGCGCCGCGCGCCGGAGGCGGTCTTCCTGGGCCGGGACGCGGCCGACCTGGCCGATCCCGCCGCCTGCGCCGCGGCCATCGAGACGCATGCGCCCGGCGCCGTCATAAACGCCGCCGCCTATACCGCCGTGGACCGCGCCGAAACCGAAGAGGCGCTGGCCACCGCCGTCAACGCCGCCGCCCCCGGCGCGATGGCGCGCGCCTGCGCGGCGCGCGGCATCCCTTTCGTACATGTCTCCACCGATTACGTCTTCGACGGCAGTGGCGCCGCGCCCTTGCGGCCCGGCGACGCGCCCGCGCCGCTCGGCGCCTACGGGCGCAGCAAGCTGGCGGGCGAAGCGGCGGTGCGCGCGGCCGGGGGCTGTTACGCGATCCTGCGCACCTCCTGGGTGTTTTCCGCGCATGGCGGCAATTTCGTGAAGACCATGCTGCGGCTGGGGGCCGGGCGCGACCAATTGGCCGTGGTGGCCGACCAGGTGGGCGGGCCGACCTGGGCGGGCGACATCGCCGCGGCCTGCCTGACGATCGCGGCGCAGCTTGCGCGCGACCCCGCCAAGAGCGGCATCCACCATTTCGCGGGCGCCCCGGATGTAAGCTGGGCGGGTTTCGCCCGCGCGATCTTCGCGCAGGCCGGCCTGTCCTGCGCGGTGACGGATATCCCTTCCGCGGACTACCCCACCCCGGCCGCGCGCCCGGCCAATTCGCGGCTGGACTGTTCCGGCCTGGAAACCGCCTTCGCCATCCCGCGCCCGGACTGGCGCACCGGGCTGGCGCGGGTGATCGAGGAGCTTGAGGAGCGCTGACATGACCGACCGCAAGGGCATCATCCTGGCCGGGGGCTCCGGCACCCGGCTCTACCCGATCACCATCGGCATCTCCAAGCAGCTTCTGCCGATCTACGACAAGCCGATGATCTATTATCCGCTCTCGGTGCTGATGCTGGGCGGCATCCGCGAGATCGCGATCATCACCACGCCACAGGACCAGGAGCAGTTCCGCCGCATGCTGGGCGACGGGTCGCAATGGGGGCTCAGCTTCGATTGGATCGTGCAGCCCACGCCGGACGGGCTGGCGCAGGCCTATATCCTGGCCGAGGCGTTTCTCGACGGGGCGCCCTCGGCGATGGTGCTGGGCGACAATATCTTCTTTGGCCACGGCCTGCCGGAGCTGCTGCAGCGCGCCGATGCGGCCCGTGAGGGCGGCACGGTCTTCGGCTACCGGGTCTCGGACCCGGAACGCTACGGGGTGGTGGATTTCGACGCCGGGGGCGCGGTGCGCGCGATTGTCGAGAAGCCCGAGCGCCCGCCCTCGGACTACGCGGTGACGGGGCTCTATTTCCTCGACGGGACCGCGCCTGCGCGCGCCCAGCAGGTCCGGCCCTCGGCCCGCGGCGAGCTGGAGATCACCACGCTGCTGGAGATGTACCTGGCCGACGGCCAACTGGCGGTGGAACGGATGGGCCGCGGCTATGCCTGGCTGGATACCGGCACCCATGGCAGCCTGCTCGACGCGGGCAATTTCGTGCGCACGCTGGAGAAGCGGCAGGGCCTGCAGACCGGCAGCCCCGACGAGATCGCCTATCACATGGGCTGGATCAGCGCCGCCGACCTAGAGGCGCGCGCCGCGCGCTATGCCAAGAACGATTACGGACGCTACCTGCGGACCCTGATCGGGCCGGGCGGCGGGGTCAGAGATTGATCAGGCAAAGGCGGAAAACCACTTAAGAAATGCCCGGAACCTATTCAGATAAACCGAACCACCTCTCGCCAAGGCCACTTGTATGTATCTCAATTGAGATACATTCTATCCTCAGAAACAGGAGGATATGCCATGCCCGCCCAGACCTCGATGCTCCACGTCCGCGTGGACGACCACCTCAAGGCACAAGCAACCGACGCTCTGTCTGGTGTCGGCCTGACGCTTTCGGATGCCGTGCGCATCCTGCTGACCCGCGTTGCCGCCGAAGGCGGTCTGCCCGCCGGGCTGACCGCAGACCCGGAGGCCTATGACGCCTGGTTCCGCGCCAAGGTGCAGGAAGCTCTGGCCGATTCCCGCTGTAGCGTGACACTTGAACTTGCGCATTTTGACACTTGAACTTGTCACAACTCCAGCCGGCCTAAAAGGGCTCTCCAACGGGGCTCGAAGGGCGCTCTAAGCGGCACCTCAGTGGCTGGCCCTCATGTCGATCAGGAACGGCCGGCGCAGCGTGACAATATCAGCGCCCTTGGTCACCGTCACCTGGACATTGAAGCGACCCGGCGCGAGCACGCCGGGCGCGAGCTGCACCACCGCGTCGGTGCCCTCGATCGAGGCTGCGAGTTGGGTCACGGTGCCGTCGCGGGCGGCGGCGCGGGCGGTGATGGTGCCGCCGCTCATATCCTTTGGCTGCCCGGTCACCGGATCGGTCACCGCGATGCGGATGCGGGGGTTGTTCGACTCATAGGTTTCGACGGGGTTCATATCTCCAGTCCCAACAGGGCTTCCTCGATGGCGATCTTCTTTAGCCGGTTCCACGCCCAATCCGCGCGCTTCCGCTCGATCTCGCCGCGGCGCAGGCGGCGCCGGGCCCGAAAATAGATACGGCGCTTGCGCTTGGGCACCGCCGCCCAATGTCTGGCGCAAATCCATTCATCGTCGCCGGGCGGTAGCGTCTTTAGGGCGACGGTCCGGCGGCAGCCGGGCACGACACAGGGGGTGCGGTCGGTCATGCGCTCCTCCATTCTGCGGCAATCAGATGCTCGGCCGACCATTGGGCGTCGAGCTGGAATTCGGACGCCCAGTCCGCCTGCAAGCGGTACTCGGCCGTCCACTCGGCCTCGATCAGGAACTCGTCCGTCGGGCTGTCCCCGATCGCGTCGGCGGTCCCAACCAATGCAGGCACCGCTAGGCCGTCGGCCGCGATCTCGTGCACCTGCATGATCGAGCCGTCGGCCAGCCGCGCGGCGGCGCCGAGCCCCAAGGCCACGATGGCGTGGACCTGGCCGATCGCAGCCGGCCCGACGCGCGCGCCTGCCGACAGGGCCACGGCCGAGACGCTGTGGGTCTGCGAGAGCAGCGCCGTGCCCACCCCGCCCGGCGCGACGATGCCGGGGGCCGAGACGCGGTGGAGCTGCGCGAGCGGCGCGTTGCCCGCGCCAGCACCGGCGCGCAGCCCCGCGGCCGCGACCTGATCCGTGGCCTGCAGCTGGGCGGCGTCCACGCGCGTCAAGGACCGCAGTCCGGAGGCCGACAGGCTGTGCGCCTGCCCGATCGCCCCGAGCCCTGTCCGTGCGGCCGTGCTTAGCCCCGGCGCGGCAACCTGATCGGTGGCCTGCAAGACCGCCTGACCGACCCTGGACGGCGCACTGAGGCCCGGTGCCGCGACCTGGTGCGTCTGCCCCGCCGCGGCCAGGCCGGTGCGGCCGCCGGCGACGAGGCCCAAGGCGGTGACGGAGTCGCCTGCGGTGGCGGCGGGCACCAACGCCAGGGATGTGAAAGCGAATTGATCCGCCGTGCCCCAGTTCCATGTCCAGCCCGCAGGTCCCAGCGGGTCGATGACCTCGTAGGCAACGCTACCGGTAAGGTTTCCGGCGCTATCGGCGGCGATCTCGGTGGCACCGGTCACGGACATCGTATCGCCGCCGTGCTCGGTAGAACACACGCCCAGCATGGCCCCGCCATCATTGCCGACTGTGAGCGCCGGAGCCGCGCTCGTGAAGGTTCCGGTCGACGCATCGCTGCTGAAATTGGCGTCCTCAAAGAAGCTCGCCGCAGCCGACACGTCTGCTCCGGACCATTCGGTCACGACATAGAAAGCATCGGAGGCCAGAGAGTTCGTGTCGACCTGAACCGTCTGCGATCCGGACCCTACGAGATCGGCCTCTCTGATCGCCCAAATCGCGACCCAAGGGCGGCGCGCTCCATGTGTCCATTGGGTAATTTGGGACAGCGGCTGGCCGCCAATTGTCGCGCTGGCCAGGCCGCCCCCGTCTGACGATTGCGAGCGGGCCGCGACCAGCAGAACAACAAGGCGGTCGGCCCCCGCAGAGAGCGTGAACGGGAAACTGTGGGACGTATGCCCGGTGCTGTTCAGGCTCTCAATGCTGCCGACCAGTGAAAGAACCATCTCTATCCCCTATCCGGCCCGAACCACGTCCTCAGCCGACCGCCAGGGCCGCAGGTTGCCTCGCGTCCCAGGGGACGATCCATTCCGTCGGGGCGGTCATCTTGTATCCGACGCCGACCGACGTCTCGATCTCCACCGGCCATTCCAGAGCGGTGATCGCGGCCCGCAGCCGTTTGACCCGGCTGGCGATACCCGTGCTGTCGAAGAATGACCCCATCTCCTGCTCCAGGCGGGTGGAGATATAGTCGTAGGTCAGGGTCCGCCCCTGTCCGTCCCAGAGGATCAGGAAGGTCTGCCCGGTGGCGCGGTCGATGTAGTTCTTGCCCTCGGGGGTCTTGCCGGCGGCGTCGATCAACAGGGCGAGGCGCTCCAGACGGGCGTGCATCATCAGCTCGATGACCTGGAGGAGATATGTCACGGCCTCCGCCTCGGTCATGCCGTTGATGAAGTGCCGGTCGAACGTCGCGTCCGAGCGCACCCCGTCGCCCGCGCGGCTGAAGTCGGCCACCGGGGCGAATTGGGGCAGCGTGTCGGAGTTGATCGTGGAAGGCGCCGGGGCCGCCTGCGCCGCGGCGTGGATGTAGACCGGCACCAGGCGGCCCTCGGCGGGATCCGGCATGATCCTGATCTCCCCGTTCTCGACTTCGGCAATCGTGAACTTCCGGTCCGCCACCGCCTGGTTGTTGCTCTTCCAGCGCAGGGTGCTCATCTCAGGTCTCCTCAGATCGCCACGGCGTCGTTCAAGACGAGCGGCAGGGCTTGGGTCAGGCTCAGCGGGTTGCCGTTGGTCAGTGCCTGCGTGGCGCTGAGCGCACCGGTGGCGACCAGCTCCAGCCCGACAGTGTCGACCAGCGCGTAGTGCGAGCCGGTGCCGGTCGCGGTGACCGTGCCGTCGGTGAAGGTCGCGACCTCCACCTTGCGGCCCGCGCCGGCGCCGCCGTAATCGGCCTGGGCGCTCAGCGCCGGGGCGGCCTTGTTGGCGAGCGTCAGGGTCGATGTGGCCTCGGTGTAGGTCGTCGCCTCGGCGGAGGTGATGTGCATCTCGTTGACCTTGTCCCGCAGATACTGCAGGCCGGCGTCGAGTATGGTGTCGGCAAAAAAGGCCATCAGGCGTACTCCTTCTCATAGAGCTTCCGGGCAGCCTTGAGCGCGGCGTCGCGGCCCTCGAACTCGCCCACCCAGACCCAGCGCTGAACCTGCTCTTCCTCTCCGGTCTCTCGGTTGATGTCGGTCGTCTGCGCCAGCTTGTAGAGCTTCCACATCCAGGGCGCGTGCTGGCCGGCGCGATCGACCACGCGCATCTCGCCGCCGGTCTCGACGGACGCCCGGCCGAGGTCGCGGTCGCGCACCATCGCGCGGCGCAGTGGCCGGGGATCGCCGCCGGCGGCCTCGATCGCCTTGACGGCGTCGTCGGGGCAGATCAGCCGGCCTGCCGCGTCCCGCCCGCCCTTGCGGTATTTGGGGTGGGTGACGGCGTCCGAGAGCGTCTCGTCGCTGCAGGTGAGCGTGACGGTCTGCGGTCCGCGCTCGATGCGCACGCACTCGTTGAGCGAGCAGAGGCGCGGGTTGATCCAGTTCTCAAGGTCAGCCATCTTGCATCTCCTTCAGGGGGGTTGCGGCGCGGCGCAGGGTGCCGGCCAGGAGGAAGAGACCCGCCACCGCCAGGGGCGGCCAGGTCATCGTGACGGCGGCCAGGATGCCGGCGGCGACGAAAGCCACGTCCTGCACCCCGTCCCAGGCATCGGCCTCGGACCACCACCACTGCGCGGCCTCCCAGGCGGCATAGGCGGCCAGCGCCAACCACCAGGGAAGGATGAAGCCACCGATCAGGCCCACCACGGCCATGTGGCCGGCCTGGTTGATGGCGAACTTCCACGGCGCGCCCTCGAAGGCCGAGGGCGATTTGAACGCCGTTTGAAGCGTCTTCCAGATGGTCTTGAGCATGGGTTTCCCTCCTCTCTGCTCGATCTATCTGACTGGCGGCCAATGGCCGTCATCGGTGAAATCCGCGGGCACCGGGTCGAGCTTCTTAATGTCCCAGGAGGCGTTGTAGACCGCCTCCACCCAGGCTGTGCCGATCTGGACCATCTGCGCGATCTGAGGCGGCGTGAGCAGGTGGTCGGTGTTGTCGCGGTCCCGGAAGCGTTTGATCGTCGTGACGTCGCCCGCCGCGATGCGCGCCTGCGCGCCATCAAGCAGTCCGCTCAAGGTCACCATGTCCTGCAATCGAGCCTGTAGCGCCACGTCTCCATAGCCCGGCACGGTGAAGATCGATCCGGCCTCCAGGCGGCGGGTGCGCTCGGCATTGACCGCGTCGTGATCGCGGCGCCGGCGGAATTCGGGGTCCTGGGCGAAATCAATCAACGGGGATCACCTCCTGCACTGGCAGATGCGGAAAAGGCGGGTCGACGGCGACGGTGTAGAGACCGGGGCCAGTGAGGTTGAGCGTCTGGCCCATGTCCGAGATCGTCAGCGCGTCGCCGGCCTCGCTCAGCACGCTCACCACGCTGCCCGACGGGTAGACGCTGAGGTCGATCGCAAGCGGCACCGTGCCTGCGGCAGGCAGGGACGGGATCGCGGGCCGCGGCAGGATCGTGCCGGCGACCACGTCCACGTAATCCGCCGCCAGATCGGCCCGGCCGGGCACCCAGAAGCGGCCCAGCGCAAGCGCCGTGGCATTGGCATCGTCGACGTTGCGGAGCCGCGCGATCTGCGCGATGCGGCCGGCGGCGTCATGAAACGTGACATCGATCATTTGAAGGTCTCCAGCACGACGAGTTGGATGGAATTCGAAGTACCGCCACCGACTGTTGCGGTCACAGTGATCGGCACGCCCGCCAACACCGAAATGCTGCCCATCACCGCCGCCGATCCGGCTTCGGAGTCTCCAAGCTGTTGGCTCGCCGAAAACGACGTGCTCCCGTCCCCGACACCTACGAGCAACGTCGCGCCGCTCTGACCACCGGCGGTGCCTTTTCCGAACGCGAACATCGACACATCCCCATCGAAGGGCGGGGTCCAACTCACAGCCGCGCTCAGACCGCCGCTCGCGCTACGCGTTGTCGTGATCGCATTGTCGGAGACCTTGATCGTGTCCACGGCCAGGTCGCCGATCTTCGCATTGGTGATCGCGGCGGTGTTGATCTTGGCCGAGGTCACCGCCAGGTCTTCGATCTCGGCCGAGGCGACCGTGATCCCGAGCGCGGTGAGGCTCTCGAAGAAGGCCAGGTCGGCGGTCACCGAATTGGGCGTCAGCAGGGTCGAGCCCGGCTTCTTGCGGCGCACCTCGATGTTGGTGACGAATATCTCGCCGCCGGTCTCGTTGCCGTCGCGACGCACGAGCACTCGACCTGAAACCGCTCCCGTAGGTGCGCCCGCCATAGCCGTCGATCGGTGCTGGAGCGCGCCGGGTGCCAGATTGCTGAGCCCATCGGCGGAGATGAATACCCCCGCTTGATCTAAATATTGCACCACCACATCGAACGTGCCGTCGGCGTCGGCCGTGGAAACCTCGTCGAACTCCAGCACATATGCTTCGCCCTCGACGATCGGGAATTGCGAGGCGCCGTGCGTAAGATGGGACGTGCCGGGATCGGACGTCATCTCCAGCGCGAAGGCCGCCGGGATGAGCCGCTGTGCATTTCGCGGTGCGGCCGGGTCTTTTGGCGTGACCAGGAACTGCGCCGGAACGGCGGCCCATTCAGAAAAATCACCGGTCCCGAAGTTCCCGTTCACCACCAGGTTGCCGGAGAAGTCGGTCACCGTCAGTTTCTTCGCGGCCACCGTGCCGTCGAGCAGGATGTTGTCCGCCTTGACCCGGAATGCGCCGCTGGTCCCGCCCACGTCCTGCCAGCCGAAAAGCCCGAACTCGCCGCCGATGTTGCGGAAGACGAGCGCGGCCGCGCTCTCGGTGTCGATCGTGTCGATCCGGGCGTTCGCGGTCAGCGCGTCGGCGGCGGCCGCGGCGGCGGCGGCATTGGCGTCGTCGATCGACTGCGTGACCACCACCGAGATGTCGACCGCGCCGATCCGCACGTCGGGCGTCGTGGCCGGCAGCCAGGCGGTCCAGTCCACGGGCCGGTCGACCACGTAGATCGCACGCGCCTCGTAATTCTCGGCCGGCAGGACGCCCTGCGAGACGATCAGGCGGCCGTCCTCCACGCCGGTGGTCGAGCCGGTGATCACCGGCGTCGCAGCACCCGCGATCCGGATCTCGAATTGCAGCGCGCGCACGTCCGGGTCGGTGCCGTCCCAGGTCAGCTCCAGCGCCGGGCGCCGGGCGGTGCCGCCGGCATCCGCGATCGAGGTGCCCACGACGCCGAAATTCGGCACCACCTGCGCGGGCAAAACATTGGTCACGGGCGCCGCCGGCTCCGAGGGCAGGATCGCGCCGGGCTGCGGCACGAAATCCGCCGGGTCGCGCTCGCGCATCGAGACGCTGACCCGCCCCGAGCGCTGGCTGTCATCGAGCGTGGCGATCTCGAAGAGCTTGTCGGCGTAGCCGTGCCGGGCGCTCGTCCAGGCCACGGTGTCGAGCGGCTCCAGGATCAGCGCGTCGGGCGGCAGCACCAGGCTGTGGCGCCGGAACCGGCGGTCATCCTCCAGCCAGGCCGCCATCAGGCGCTGCACCTGCTCGCCATAGGGCACGGCCGGCAGGCTCAGGTTGGCCACCAGGCGCTGTCCCTGATCCTCGGCCTCCAGATCGGCGCGCACCAGCATCGGCGCCTCGCGCGCCTCCCAGAGGCTCGCGGGCTCGGGGTACTTCGCGGCCACGGCATTGTGCGTGGCGCCGGGGTCCGGAAACGGCGTGTCGCTGTCCTCCTCGGTCACCACGATGTCGTCGTCGGTGAAGAACCACACCGGCAGCGCGGGCGGGCCGACGCGGACCTTGAGCGTGCCGCCCACGTCGACCACCTCGGCCGAGGCGGCTTTCAGGAGCTCGTCCATCACGTCGGCCGGCTCGTCATCGACGAAGACCTCCAGCCCGGCGCGGTATTGCGGCTCCTGCGAAGCGTCCGAGCGCGTGACCAGCACGTCGCATTCGTTCATGCCGGCAAACCAGTTCGAGAGCGGCAGGTCGGCCTCGGCCCAGCCTCCGCCCCAGACATTGCCGTCGGGAAAGGCGATGCCGCGGGCGACGTTGTAGACCATCACGATCGGGTTCAGCGTCTTCTCCCATGTCGCAGGATCGGCCCAGCGATGGGCGCCGCTGCCGCCCACGCTGCTGTCCTTGCGCGGGTCGTAGAGCGGGATGCCGTCAACCTCGAAACGCACATCCGGGAAGCCCTTGAAGAGCTTGCGGTCGAGGTTGAACGAGAGCACCGCGTAGGAGACGCCGGTCGCCACCATGTCGGTGTCCCAGGGGAAATCCGCCGGCCGGGAGAGTGGCGGCGTGACCACGGGGTAGCGGTTCAGCATCAGCGGGTCGGCGGCGGTCTGCGTGCCGTCGTAGAGCTTGATCCAGGCCTTGCCGTTCAGGCGCCCCGCCACCGGAAAGCCCAGCGTCGGGTCCTCGGTGGGGTCCAGCGCCACGTAATCGCCGTCGACGATCAGCCGCGACAGGTCGTGGCCCGGCAGGCTGCCCAGCGTGATGACGTAGTTCAGCAGCTCGTTGTTGCTGCGGCCGGGCGTGCTCGCCGTCTGGCGCGGCGCGGCGTGCACGCCCGAGGTCGCGTAGGTGCCCAGGATGAAGCTCTGCGGGTTGGTGCCGCCCGTTTGTGTGGCCCGCGTGCGCAGGCCGGGCTCGGTGATCTTGGGCTTCTTGGCCAGTACGCGGCTCAGCGCCGAAACCGCGACCGCGACCAGGAGCCGGCCGACCAGCGTCTGGGTCAGGAAGACGATCGCCGAGTCGACCGCGATCGCGCCCGCGACACCTGCGATTGCGAAGCCCACCGCCGCCATCTCAGGCCACCCGGAAGGCGCGGTGCGCCGCCGTCAGCGGGACCATCGCGATCCCGCTCTTCTGCAGCACGTACACGGCCTCTCCCTGCACGACGCCCAGCGCGTCGCCCTCGTCGGTCGCCACCACGGCCAGGTCGCCCACCTGCGCAAACGACGCGGGCACCTCCGCAAAATGCGCCGCCGCCATCTCGACATGGTCGGCATGACCCAGCGCGCCGAGCCGCCTGAGCCCCTCGGTCAGCGTCGAATAGGTGCCGCGCAGCCCCTCGGCCGGGTCGCGCCCGGTCTGCGCCTCGGCCGCGCCCGCGGCGAAAAGCGCGCAGTCATGCGTGCCGGGCACGAAAGGCTCGCGCGCCGCCGCGGTGACATAGGCCAGAAGCCGGGGGCGCCAATCGGGCAGCTTCATGCCTTCTTCTCCCCCCATATCGTCACGTAGTTGCCCGAGACATCGGCGTAGCGGTAGAACCGGTCGTCGCCGCGCCGCCGCTGCGCCTCGTCCGACTTGGTGGTGCTGAGCCGCAGCGTCAGCCGGCGCATTGCGCTGGCCAGCGTGGCGGCCACGCCGCCCTGTTCGCCGGGCTTGGGCCGGGTGGTCTTGAGCTGCTCCAGCGTGCCAGCGAAGACCCGGTGCGGCGCGCCGATCAGCTGGCGGGTGTCGGCATCTAAGATCGCGCGGTGGATTTCGACGGGGGCCAGGCGCGGCTCGTAGATCTTCAGCGCCTGCTCGACCTCCGGCGCGATCGCGGCGAGCTTGAGTTTCTGGCGCTGGACCTGCGTGCCGCTCTGGTAGCGGACGGTCAGCTGGTCGAGCATCGTGCCCGCGCCGTGGTAGAGCCGCATTTGCCCGCCGATATCGAAGCTCTGGTGATCGTCGCCCGACCAGAGCCCCATGTTCTCGACCGCGCCCGTGGTCCGGTTCGTGGCGCTGAGCCAGAAGAGCGTGTAGGCCGCGATCGCCGGGCGGGTGGCGAGATGGGCGACGGTGGCGGGATCGAGATCGCGCATCAGCTCACCTCAGCGTCTGGATGAAACGGAAGGCCACGCCCTCGGTGATCGTCCGGCGCGTGGTGCCGACCTCGATCTCGCCCGGCACCAGCGTGGCCTTGCAGTGAGCCCAGGTCAGCGCGACCGCGGTGCCGGTGACGGCCCCCGGCCGGATCGCCGGGCGCACCTCGAAGAGCGGCGTCACGCCCGTGCCGTCTGCGGTGGCGCTGTCCTCCACCACCTCGTGGAGCGCGTAGCGTACCGGGTTCGTGCCGTACTGGAACGAGAGCATGTCGCCCGCGGCCAGCACGTAGCCCACCGGCAGGCCGCCGAGCGCGATCAGCCGCGCGTCCGCGTCGAGCGTGTCGATCACCGGCGTGGCGGCGCCCAGGATCGTGCCGCCGGGATCGCCGGCCGGGAACGCGCGCTTGGGGTCGTAGGCCAGGAAGGACGCGCCGGCCGAGCGCAGCAGGTTGATCCGCGCCCGGATCGGCCGGGCCTCCTCCGCCGTCATCCGCCCGAGCCGTACCGACCCGGTCCAGAGCCGCGCCGCGATCTCGGATTTGAGGATTTCGCCGCCGGCGGTCCCGGCGATCTCCACCTGCTCGGGCAGATCGAAGGGCGCGGAGCTGATCAGCAGCCGGTCCATGAACTCAGCCAGCGAGAGCGGATAGGCCAGCGCGGTCATCCGATGATCCTCTCGTCGCCGTCGATCTCTCTGATCCGCGAAGGCAGCACTCGGCGCGAGAAGGCCTCCAGCCCCTCGCGGGTGATATTGGCCGCGACGTCACGCGACCGGCTGGTGATCCGCGCATCCAGATCGTCGCTGAGCCGCACCGTGAGTTCGAGCTGGTCACGCGCTGCCGCGCCCGCGGCCGGCGCGGCGCTGCCGCCGAAGACCGGCGGCGTGGCGCCCACCAGCCCGCCGCGGGCAAAGGCCGGCAGCCCGCCGGAAGTGTCGATCCGGCCGCTGTTGATCGCCTCCAGCAGTGTCCGGTTGCGCCGCGTCGCATCGGCATTCACGATGAACTCCTGATCGCTGGCCGCGATCAGCACCCGGTCGTCGCGCGGCCCGCCGGGGCCGGAGATCAGCCCGCCATCGGCCTTTTGCGGTATCCCGATCGCCGCGCCGATCGCGCCAAAAATTCCGCCGCCGCCGCCGAAGATGCCCGCGAATGGCCCCTGGCCCAGAAGGGCGGCTTGCAGGACCGCGCGCGCCATCGCCCGCGCCAGCCCATCGATCACGTCGCTGGCCGACTCGGCGTTCAGGATCACGTCCTCCAGCGCCTGGCCCGCGATATCCGAGAACCCGTCCCAGGCGCGATTGAGCGCCTCGATCTCGGCGGCCTCGGCCTGGTTGGCGGCGATCAGCGCCTCCACGGCCGTGCGCTGCTCGTCCGTCGCGCCCGAGAGCACGCCGCGCAGGCGGATCAGCTCGCGCTGCACCGGATCGGTCTCGCCCAGCAGATCGCGCTCGATCCGGAGCCCCTCGATCAGCTTCTCGACCGCCTCGCGTTCCCGGTCGGCTTCCTTTGCGGCCGACGATCCGCCACGCCGGGCCTTGCGGCGGGCCTCCTCGCCATCGAAGACCTTCTCGGCGCGCTCGATGATGTCGATCGCGCGCGCGCTCGACCGATCGACCACGCCGGCGAGATCGAGTTGGCGCTGCACGAAATTCTCGCGCGCCGAGCGGCCCAGCGCGGCGATCCGGCCGTCCAGGTCCTCGATCACGTCGCCGGCGCGCTGCGCCGCGCGCTCGTCGAGGATCGCCTGGATGTTCTGGCGGATGGCGTCGGCCTGGTCGATCGTCGCATTCGCCAGCTGCGCGCGCAGACGGATCATCTCCCGCTGCACCGGGTCGGAGGCCTGCAGCAGCGCCAGCTCGTCGCGCTGGGTGACCAGCAGCGCCTGGACGCTCTCCCGCGCGCGTTCCTCGGCCACGGCCCGGCGTTCGGCCGCGCGTTCGGCCGCGCGCGCCTCGTCCTCGGCCGCCTGGCGCACGGCGTCGCGCGCTTCCGTCTCGGCGAAGAGCTCGGCCACCTTCTCGCGCAGCGCGGTGGCCTCGAGGCTGTCGACGTCCAGCCCCGCCTTCTTCACCGCCTGAAGCTGGGCATTCGCCAGCTCGCTCCTGCGCAGCGCGTTGATCTCCTCCTGGATCGAAGCGATGGATTGGGCGACGCGCTGTTCCTCGCCGGCCGCGCCGCCCTTGCGTGCCTGGGCGATCTTCAGTTGCAGGTCCGCGAGCTGCTTGAGGAAGGCGTCTTCGTCAGGGGACAGGCCGCCCGAGGCACCCGCCGCGGCGGTGAAGCTCTCGCGCAGCCGGTCGAGCGCCTCCTGCTGCGCATCGAGGCCCTGGGCGTTGCCCAGATCCTCCAGCGCCGCAATGACCGTGTTGATCGAGCGTCGGTTGTCGCGCGACCAGATGCTCAGATCGAAGGTCTCGGCCAAGAGGTTCTGGTTCGGCCGGTTCTGGACATCGAAGAACTCGGCAATGGACGCCACGAACCCGTCGACCTGGCGCTGGGTCTCCCGCAGCTCGATGCCGGCGACCGCGGCCAGTATCTCACGGGCCCGCGACGCGCCGCCGCCGAATCGCTCCTCCAGCTCGGCCGTCGGTGCCGCGGCAGCCTCCACCGCCTTGCGGTAGATGTCGACCTGGTCGGAGAGCGCGTCCAGCGCTTTCTGCATGTCGTCGCCGCCGTCGGCGCCATCGGTGAACGCCTGGAAGAGCGCCGCACCCGCCGCGATCGAGCCGATCGTGATCAGGCTGACCGGGTTCACGAGCGAGGTCAGGGCCGAGCCCAGCGCCTTGACGGCGCCCGCCGCGCCCAAGGGCCCGATCACCTGCGTGATCTGCGTGCCCTGCTGCAGGGCCAGTTGCAGCGGGTTCTGACCGGCCGCCAGCTGCACCCCGATATCGTTGAACTGCGAGGCCAGGTTCGCGGTCTGGAACGACGCGCCGCGATTGGCGCGGGCCAGGTTGGCGGCCTGCGCGGCGGCGCGGGCCTCGGCACCGGCCAGCTGCTGCACCTCACGCTGGGCGGTGCCGGCTGCACCGGAAAGCCCGGTCGTCGTGGCCTGCGCCTTGCGGTTCTCGCCGCCGAGCTTCGTGCTGGCCTGCGCCGTGCGCCCCATCGCGGCGCCGGTCTCGTCGAGCGCCCGCTTCGCGTCGGTCGCATCGCCCTCGATCAGCAAGCTCGCCCGGAACGTCATCCTCGCCTTCCTCTGAGCGCCGCCACCGCGGCGGCTTCCATCACCTGCAGATCGCCCCAGAGCTCCGGGGTGATCTCGACACCTGCGCCTTCAAGCCCCGCGCGCACGCCCGCATAGTCGAGCCCTAGGCAGACGATCCGCCCCTCCAGCTGCGCGGTGCGCCACTGCGTGGTCGAGACCAGGAAGGCGCAGACCGGCGTCACGTTCTCCGGCCAGACGCCGTCCTCGCCCCGGCGCTCCTCGGCCAGCCCGGCCAGTTCGGTCTCGGGCAGCCCGAACGCGCGCGCCTCCGCTTGCAGCGCCGCCAGACCCTCGCCCGCGTCGCGGATCAGCGTCCCGTCGGCCCAGGCACGGGCTGCCCATTTCAGTTTCCCGTGCGGGCCTTGGTGATCGCGGTCATGTAGCCGCGCAGGAGCGCGATCCGCGCATAGGGCAGACCGAGGATGCGATCGCGGAGCGCATCGTTCCAGGAGAGCGGCTTGTCGTTATCGTCCACGATGTCGCCGATGCGCACGATCGCGGCGCGCAGGAACGCCTTCAGCCCTTCGGGGTCCTGCAGATCGAACTGCTCGTCCACGTCGCCGTCGATGACGCGGTAGCGCACGTCGAAGCTCTCCTCCCGGTGGCCACCATCGACGGGCACCATCACCGGAACCTTGTGGGTGAACTCGGGGGTCTCGGTCACTTTGAACATCTCAATTCCTCGGGCTTTGGGATCAGGTCAGGGTCAGGGTCCACTGGTCGTTGCCGGTCACCGGCAGCGGCACCAGGCGCAGCGGCCATTCCTTGATGTTCTGCTGGTTCTCCAGCCCCTGGGGCCGCTGCATCTGCGCGGCCGGCACGGCGAGCGTGGCGATCTTGCCGGCCCCGACCCCGTGCGCCAGGTCGACGGCGACCTGTGTCTGGGCCGCGGCCAGGGCGAACGGGTTGAAGGTGGTCAGCGGCACGGCCTCGACGCTGGTCTCGATCTGGTCGGCGCGGTCGGTGATCAGGACGCTTTCCGAGCCGACCAGGAAGCGGCCCTCGACCGCGTTGCCCAGCGCCAGCGAGGCGTTGCGCATCACGAGCGCCGTGCCGTCGATCTGGAAGGTCGGCGTGTTGGCGCTGCTCACCAGGGCGGGCTTCTGGAAGTTGGTCAGCGTCGGCACGGCCGGAGCCTGCTCGGCGGGCTGCACGAAGAGCCCGCGCATCTGGAACTCGATCACCGGCACGCCCTGGGCGTTCCAGCGCAGCGTCGCGGTGCCCCGCGTGCCCAGGATGACGTAGCGCGTGGCCCCGATCCAGAGATGGATGGTCAGGCTCTCATGGCCCGTGCTGACCGGGTTGTAGGTCACCGAGACGCCGGCCGAGAGCGTCTCGGCCACGCCGCAGGCGCGCAGGATCGGCCCCCAGGCCGGCGCGGTTCCGGCCGCGCCCGAGGGCGCGAGCTCCACCGAGAAGTTGAGCGCCGCCGAGAGCTCGGCCGGGATCGTGGCCTGGGCGCCCAGGAAGGCAAGCTCCAGCTCGCGGCTGACATCGTTGCCGTCCATCGGGGTCAGGCTCACATTCGTGGCCAGGATCGCGTTGGCCGCGCCCGTGGGCCCCTCGTCGACGCCGTAGACCGACTCGATGACGGCCAGCAGAACTTTCTCTTTCCAGCGGATCATCGATCAGCCCTCCTTCTTCGCGGACGCGGACGCGGACGCGGACGCGGGCGGTGCCGGCTTGCGCGCCGTGCCCGGCTCGGGTTCCTTCGTGCCGGCCACGCGGGTCAGCTTGCCGTCCTTGGCGGTGTAACTGCCGCCCGCCTGGGGCAGCGGGGTCTTCCGGTCGGTCATGTTGCAATCCTCAGCTGGTCGGTGAGCGAGAAGTCGATCTGGTAGACGATGGTGCCCGCGGACATGCTCACGAGCTGCCCGCGCATCAGGCGGAAGTCGCCGATGGCGCCCGCCGGCGCCCAGCCGGCGATCGCGCCGATTACGCCGCCGACGAGTGTCCGGATATCGGCCAGGGCGACGCCGGCGGCGGCGTTGTAGCTGCGCCAGGTGATGACCACGCCGATCGCCTCCTGCGTCTCCTGGCGGTAGAGGCCGCTGCCGGTGTCGACATTGCCCCCGCGAAGGCCCAGCGGCAGCACATGCGCGGCCGGCGTGACCTGCGGCAGGGCGCCCCGGCGCATCAGGTCGGCCAGTTCCGCCGCGCCCTCGATGCGGCCCGCCAGATCGGGGACCTTGTCTTCCAGCCGAGCGATCACATCCTCGATCATCAGATGAAGCCCTTCAGGTTCTTGGCCGTGAACGGGCGTTCGCGATCGGTGATCTGCGCGCCGCTGGAGCCGGACGACGCCGGCTCGACGCCCGCCACGTTGAGCCGCTTGAGCCCTTTCGAGAGGTCATCGAGGGTCTTTTGAGCGTCCTTGTAATCGGCCTCGATCTTTTGGTCGGGCGTGGCCGTGTGGAGCTTCCAGATCGCGATCGCCTGGGCCAGGTCCGCGACCAGCGCCGGGACGGATGCCAGCGGCAGCTTGTAGCGCACCATGAGCGCCGCATCGATGATCGCGTCGGCATCCGCCAGCGCCCGGTCGACCACGGCCTGGTCGATCAGCCCGGCCGGCGGCTGCGCGCGGTCGGTCAGCAGGCGCAGCATGCGCTCGCCGTAGCGGTCGATCAGGCTTGGCAGGTCGGTGTAGGGCATCGTGTGCGGTCTCCGGTGGCAAGTCCCGGTCTCTTCCGGCTGTCACGGTCGCTGTCCCCCGTCGCATCCGGGCGGCGCCCCCGGCGGCCTACTCACCGGCCTCCCCGCACCGGCGTTCGGCCGATTGCGGATCACTGGCCGGCTTTCGCCTGGCATCTCGGGTTGCACCGGGCGGATCGCGATCAGCGCCGCCCGGCGCGCGGCCCCGTTCGGGGGCATGCGCGGACCTGGTCCCGGTCAGCCCGCGTCTTCCACTGTCGTCTCGGACACGCTCAGGTGCGGGTCGGACTGAAGCGCGCCGATCTCCTCCAGGCTCAGGTCGGCCACCGGGATCGTGACCGGCTCCGGCCCGAACTTGCGGCCGGCACGCCAGCGCCCGCGGCGCGGGCCGCGCACGATCAGCGCATCGGCAATCGTGCCGCCACCCTTCGCACCGCCCGGATCGGGCCGGGGGTCTTGTGCCCCCTGGCCGTCACCGGCGGCGGGTCCTTGCGGCAGCTTTGCGGCGTCGGCCGCGGCCTCAACCAGAACAACGGCCTCGGAAATCCAGTCGGCCCAGGCAGGCGCGGTCAGCTCGACCTTGGGCGGGTTTTTGGGATCGACGGCGGCCAGGTCGGCAAAGCTGCCGATCCCCGCCGCCGCCAGGATCCCGGCGGTCTTCTTGCCGATGCCGTTGATGCGCGTCAGATCATCCATCGCGCGGCCCTCACGCCATCCACGGCGAGACGAGCAGCTCGGCCGTGTTGCGGTAGACGTTGGTGGCACCCGCCGCGTTGCGCTCGGCGTTCAGAAGCTCCAGCGCCTCGCCTTCCAGGCTGGGCGGCACGACGAGCAGGCTGGGGGTGATCCCCAGCGGCCGGCCGTGATCACCCTTCATGCCCAAGAGGCTCTCGCGGGCCAGCTTGTAATTGGCCTGGTTGAGCGTCTGCTTGGAGCCCCAGGCCATCTGCCAGAAGCCGTAGCCCACGTTCCAGCGCACGTCCGTGCCGTAGACGAACTCCTTCTGGTCGAAGACGTTGTCGTCGGTCGGCCGGTCCTTGGAGACGAAGTTCGCTGCGCGGCGGGTCTGATAGATGATCGGGCGGATCGAGCGGCGGGTGGAGAGCAGGAACCACGGCGTGCCCGCGCCGCCATCCGTGTTGGCCACCGTGGTGGGCTGGCCGTTCTCGTCGAGCACCGGGTGGTCGGTGTCGAAGAAGTTCTGACCGTCATAGGCCGGCTCGGTGAAGCCGTTCTTGAGCGCCGCGAAGACGAGCTGGTCGGGATGCGCGGCCACGCTCTCGCCCATCTCCACGAAGAGCGGCTGGTAGACGCCCAGGTTGTCGTCCTCGATGTCGTCGCGATCGACCCCGATCGTGAGCTCGTAGGACTTGTTTCTGATCGCATAGTCGTGCTCGGTCAGGCCGTGCACATGGCGCGCCCCGATCCATTCCGACATGTTGGGCACCTTGCCCAGCCAGCCGTACTTGTTCTCCTTGGTGGTCGAGGGCACCGTGGTGGCGATGCGCCCGAACTGGGTCTCGGCCTGGCCGAGGCCGCGGTTGAACGCGGTCGAGAAACCGGTGCGAAGCGCGGCGAGGTTGGCGGCGTTGATGATCATTGGCTCTTCTCCTTCAGGCCAGGCGGGTCAGGGCTTCGTCGAAGCGGACCCAGACGCCCTGGGCGTCGATTGCGTCGACGAAACCGGCTTTCGAGCGGGTGCCGGTGCCGTCGGTCAGCGCCACGGTCTGATCGTCGACCGCGTAGACCACCTTGCCGATATCGGCCTGGCCGATGGCGTCGCCGCCGGCGGAATTGGCGAAGCGGAAGACGCCGGGGCGATAGGCCAGGTTCTGGTCGCCGGCGGCGCCGGCGCTGTTGTCGGCGCGCTCCTCGGCGCGGCCGACGCCCATGAGCCCGGTCGCGGTCGAGGCCGGGACCAGGTCGCCGGCGGCGTTGCGCATCACGAGCGCGCCCTCGAAGATCAGCGCCGCGGCGGCCACCGGGCCGGTGCGGATGTCGCCCAGCGCCTGCGGCGTGTTGCGGCCTTCGGTCAGTGCAGCCATCAGAATGTCTCCTCGTTGGCGCGCTCGGCTTCAAGCGTCGCGGCATAGTCCTTGGGGTCCTGGCCCAGCAGCTTGGCCACCTGGGCCTGCTCGGCGTTGAGCGCGACCTCGCCCTCTTTCGGGGCGGGCGGCTGGATGGTGGTGCCGGAGGCGGCGAGCAGCGGCAGCGCGCCGATCTCCTTCTCCACGCGCGCGGAATCTGCCATGTGCATCGCGATGTAGTGGTCGCGCAGCGCCTTCACGCCGACGCGGCCGCGCTTGATCTCGCCATCGACGAAGGCGGTGGCGCGATCGTTGGCCTGGGCGGAGGTCACATCGTTGAGGGCTTTGGTCACCGTGCCGAGCTCGGCCTGCAGCGCGGCCACGACGTCGGTGTCGGACGTGCGCGCCTGGGCCGCGGCCAGAACGACCTCGGGGGTGGCGTCGCCTTCCAGGCCCAGCGCCGCGGCGATCTGCGGCAGCTGCGCCTGGGCGGCGGTCTCATGCGCCTTGCCGCCCTTCATCTCGCGCACGGCGGCGATGATCTGCGCCTCGGTCGAGGCCTTGTCGAGGCCGAGGATCTCGGCCAGACGTTCCATGAGTGTCATGTCACTCTCCTGGTTGAGCGCGGTCAGGCCGCGCAGATTGGGTTTGTTGACGAGGCTCGCGCGCAGGATCCGCACGATCCGTCCCGAACGGTCGTGCAGGATCACCGGGGAGATGCCCCGGTAGGCCTTCGTGGCGACCAGCTCGCGCCCGGCCGCGTTCCATTCCACCCGCCCCCAGATACCGCTCGGCCGGGCCTGCATCTCGACGATCCAGCCGCGCGCCGGCGCCGGCGCGCCGGACGGGGCGGCCAGGTCGGTGGCGTGGTTCTCGTCGAGGACCAGGCGGTCGGTATCCGTGAAAGAGACGGCGATCAGCGCCTCGGCATCGGCGACGGAATACGGCCCGCGCGCATCCGCCGTCTGGATCGCCCCGGCCGGCAGCAGGTGGACCCATTCGGGCGCCTCGGCATCGGCGCCGGGCTCGGCGAGGGCCTGTTGGGCCATCATCGCGAGGCCAGTATCGCCCAGCATGAACTGGACGGCGGCCTTCAGGCTGTCGAGCGAGATGTCGAGCACCTCGGCAAAGCCGCGCAGCCGCTCCTCGGGGGGCGTGTCGATCTCGCCGCGCAGGATCTGGCGCACGGTGCCGGGCTCGATCCCGGCGGCGCGGCCCATGCGCGCCACCAGGTCGGTTTCCTCCTCGGGCGACTTGGCCTTGGCCGCGATCGCGTCGCTGAGGATCTTTGCAAGGGTCTTGTCCATGCCGCCAACCTGCGCGGTCCGGACAGGCAAAAACACCCGCAAGGGATTGCGGGGCGGCGACCAAAATGACGGGGATACGACCATGCTGACCGGGCCGGTCGGGGCCGTCAAGGCACGTTATCGCCCCGGCGGCGCGGAGGCGCACCCACCCCTCCGGTCCCATTCGATTTTTGAACGGAGGAAATTGCGAATTAGAACGGAGACCGGTCTTTTCGGGTCTCACCACCCGCGAGAGGCCGAGATGCCGCTCAGCGGGCCGCTCAGCGCCTCGGCCACCCGGCCCGTTTGGGGCTCATTCGCCGGCCGATCGCGCCAGCCACTCGTCGATCGTCGCCAGGATGTTGGTCTCGTCCTCCTCCGAGAGCCCCAGGAAGGGCCGCGCGGGGATGTTGCCCCAGGGGATCGGCCGGCCGATGGCGTTGGTGCCGAACGCGCCCTTGGCGGCGCCAAACTGCTGGACGGCCGCGTAGATCAGCGACGAGCCCACCTCGACGCTCTGCGGCCCGGCGCGATGCGCGATCTCCGACGAGAGCCGCCCCGACGGGCCGAAGAGCGGGCGGAAGGCCACCCGGTCGCCGCGCGCCAGGTAGGCCGCGATGGTGGCCTGCGACTTCGGCGCCCAGGGCGTGCCGTCGGGCGCCTTGCCCTCGGTGAAGCGGTCTTTGGTGGAGGCCACAAGCAACTCGCCCAGCTCCTCCATCAGGTCGGTCATGTCGGTGAGGCCGGCCGCGATCCGGTCCAGCGCGTCTGTCACCTCGTCCGCGTTGAAGGTCACGGCGATCATGTGCTATGCTCCCTGTGCAGGTGCGACACGGTGATATTCTCCCGGCCGTAGCACGCCCCAACGGGCGGAGCGCAATGCGAGGTTTCCGGGCAACCGGGTGGGAGGCCTCGCCACCTGCATTCAGCCCCCCTTGCGCATCAGGCGCCGCAGCTCGCGGTCGCGGGCGGCCTCGTCGCGGCTCAGACGCCGGAAGCTGGTGATGAAGAGGCCCTCGCCCGTGCGGGTGGCCTTGACCACCAGGACGAACCCGCCCTGGCTCTCCGTGGCCGGCAATTGCCGGACATAGACCAGCGCGGTCGCGCCGTCGCGGATGACCTGGTCGGCCTGGCTGATCGTGTCCTGCGCGCGGGCGTAATCGACCGCCGTGATCTCCGGGTGCTCGCGGCGCTGCTTGACGGCCGTGTCGGCCGAGAGGTCCGCAACCCGCCGCTTCGCCCCGATCCGCTTCGCGTCAGTCGCGGAAAGGCGCACCAGCGGCCAGGCGCCGTTCGGCGCGGCCAGCCATTCGGCGAAGGCCGGCAGCGCCAGCCAGGACTGGATCAGGTCGATCGAGGGTCGCTCGGGCAGGAAATCGAGCTTGTCGCGCAATGCCAGGATCGCCCGCGTGGCGCTGGCGCCCGGCGCGTGATCCCAGCCCCGGTCGATGCCCGGCGGCGCGCCGGTGCGCGGATCGGTGGCGTCCCAGCCCGGCGGCAGCGGCTTGCCGGGATCGCCGCCCACGCGGCGCGCGCCGGCGAGGCTGCGCGCGCCGATCACGAAGCACGAGCAGCCCCAGCCGTTGGGCGGGTAATGCGAGGCCCAGAAGCGATGATCGGGGGCCAGCACCAGCCCGTCCCAGCCCAGGTGGATGATCCGAGGCTCCAGCGATCCGCCGTGCCGGTAGACCCACCAAGCGAAGCCACCCTCGGTCAGCTGCGCGTGCCGCCCGGCGGCATAGGTGGTGGCGGCGTTGGTGCGGTAGATCACGCGGGTGCGCCAGGCCTCCCCCGCTTTCGTGCCCTCGCCGGTCCAGCCGTGCCAGCCGCGCCTGGTCACGATCTCGCGGAAGTCGCGGCGGAACTCCTCCAGCCCGGTGCCCTGCGAGATCGACTTCTCCACCGCCTCGGCCAGGTCGGCCAGCAGATCGGCCTTGGTGGCGCCCGCGACCATGAAGGCGCGGTCATGCGCAGCCCCGCTGATCTCATCCCAGCGTCGCGTCGGCACCAGGTTGCCCAGCCGCAGGCGGAAGGCCGCGATCTGATCGCGGAAGGGCTGGCGCAGCGCGCCCGCGACGCGGTCAGCCACTCTCGTCCTCCAGCGCCAGGCGCCCGGCCGCCTCGGCCGCGATCAGCCCGCCCGCCAGAGCCCGCGTGAGCTCCGACGTGTCGAGATCGGGGAAACCCGCCAGCAGCATCTCGCGGAACTCCTCCAGCGAGCCGGCCTTGGAGAGCATCGTCTCGATGCGCTCCAGCAGGTCGCGGACCTCCGGCTGCAGCTCGGCCTCCAGCCGCTCGGCGAGCCCCGCGATATGCTCGCGCGCCGGCCGGATATCGCCCTCGGCCTGGAGCGCAGGCGGCGCGGCCTCGACCGGCGGGGCGTCCGCGACCGGCGCGGCGCCCAGCACCTCGTCGCCCTCTCCGGGCTCGGACAGCGCCAGGCGCGTGCGCACCTCCGCCGCCCTGACCTTGAGGCCCAGCGGCACGAGGGCGGCCAGCGCGGTCGAAAGCGCCTGCACATCCTCGGGCTCCTCGCGGGCGATCCGGACGCGCGGATAGCGCGCCTGCGGCCCGTATTCCAGGTCGATCCAGGGCCGGATCAGGTCGCGGTTCAGAACGCCCGCCAGCGCGATCGCGTCGGCGCGCTCGATATCCTCCTGCACCAGGCGGTGTTCCTGGCTGACCGCGTGTCCGCCCGAGACCGCGTCGGTGGTGGTGGTCTGGCCCAGCACCGCCTTGCTGATCTGCCGGTCGAGCCAGTCCGAGCGGCGCTCGTAGAGGTCGATCGAGGCACCCACGTTCTGGGTCTCGACAAAGTCGATCGACATGCTCTCGGGGATGATCGCGGCGCAGTCGCCGGCGATGTTGGCCACCGCCCGGAAGAGCGTGGACTTGTCCTCCTCACTCGACCCCGCCTGATACTTGCCCAGGCGCAGCGGCTGGCCGTAGGTCTGCGTGAAAATCGCCCAGTCGCGGGCCGTGTAGGCCTTGAACATCCAGCCCCAGGCGGCGACGCGGGAAAGCCCGCCGCGCAGCGGGAGCCCGCTCTTGGCCTTGAGTGCGGGGAAGATGAACTTGAAAGCCGGCAGCGGCAGCTCGCGGCCGTGCTCGTCGAGCATCAGCGGCGTGGCCAGGTCCCGGCGCTCGAAGCGGAACCAGCGCGGATCGCGCCATTCCAGCCGCTCCGGGCGCCACTGGCCCTCGGAGCTGTCCCAGATGATCTCGGTGAAGGAATAGCCCTTGCCGATGCAGTCGAGGATATCGAAGAGCTCGGAGGCCAGCTCGTCGCGCTTGAGCCAGTCGCGCACCATCTCGGCCATTTCCAGATCGTGCGCGTCCTCGCCGCCGGGATCGACGGTGATCTCGATCTGGCTGACCGACCGCTTGCGCGTCGAGATGACCGACAGGTAATGCGGATCGCGCTCCTCCACCACCTCTGCCAGTTCCATGTAGCGCACCGGCTCGCCCCGGTCCGCCTCGCGCATGATGTTGGCCAGGCGCACCGGGTTCAGCCCGTCGCCGGGATTGCCCGAGAGCGGGCTGCGCACGCCGGTCAGCGTCGGCGCGGCGATCTCCTCGGTCAGCTGGCGGCGCTCGATCGGGCGCCCCCGGTGGTCCAGCACGCGTGACGGCTCCATCAGATGCCTCCTCTCAAGTCGGCGCCGAGTGGCCCGTTCCACCAGCCGCGCCCGTTGTCCAGATCGTCGTCGTCGGGACGCTCGCGCATCCGGCCCTCGGGCGGCCCGCCGCGCGGCACCGGCCGGTAGCCGAATTCGACGTAGCGCTGGCGCGAGGCGTAATGCGCCAGCGCCAGCCCGATGGCATAGTCGCCGTGGCGCTTCTTGCCCTTTTCGCCCTCGCGCACCGGCGGCACCCGCGGCACCCCGCGCACGAGCTTGACCGAGCGCAGGTCGGAGACGTGGTCGCTGTCGGGCGCCAGCGCGATCGCGTCATCCTCGAAGGCGGATTTGAGCGGCGGCATGTGCAGCCGGTACCATTCCTCGCTGAACTTGATCGCCCAGACGAGGCCCGGATCGGCCTCGGTCTCGCGCAGCCCGTAATGCCGGCCCATGTCCTCGGCCACGGTCCAGCCCATGCCGGTGGCGTCGAACGCCGCACCCACCAGGCGCGGCAGGACGTGATCCAGTACCGCCTTGGTGATCTGCTTCTGCTCGGCGCCGGGCACATTCCTGAGCTCGAAAGAGAGCGCTTCACGGCGCCTCAAACGCTGCTCGATGGCCATTAGAACGCCGACCGTCAGGTCCGAGACGCGCGCGAAATCGAAGCCGAAGGCGTATTGCGGGCCGAGGTCCAGCGCATCGAGCGCGGCCTTGAGCTCTTCCAGGAAGGGCGCCATCAGCACCGCCTGGTCGAGCGCGGAGCGGTGCAGGTAGTCGGCGGGCAGCTCCAGCCGCAGGACCGGCGCCTCGGCCGTCATGCGCGCCTCGATGAGCGGCGCGGGCAGCCAGGCGCCGGTGCCCATCGCGGGCACGCAGAAGAGCTCCTCGTCGGCGCCGTCGCCGTAGAAGTCGATGATCTCCTCGCGCCAGGCGGCCTCGCCCTCGGGCGTCCAGTCAGAGCCGGTGACCAGGCAGATGCGCTGGTAGAGCCCGTCGCTGAGCGCTTGGTCGAAATCGATCCGGATGTGATCGTAGCGCGACCGGCCCGCCAGGATGTCCTGGACCGCCGTGTTGAACGGGTTCTCCGCGCCATCGTGCGTCGAGCAGACCACCACCTGACCGCCCCACATCAGGAAGGCCAGCGCGGCCTTCAGGAGCTCCGGCAGGTGGTCCACGAAGGCCGCCTCGTCGATGATCACCACGCCCTGCTTGCCGCGCAGAGACCGCGGGGCCGAGGAAAGCGCGATGATCTCGAAGCCCGAATCGAAGCGGATGCGGAACGCCTGGATGGCGCGGTCGCCCTCGGCGTCGCCGTCGGGGAAGAGAAACTCCTCGGCCGCGCGCGCGGCGGTGGAGAAGGCCCGCGCCCACATCGCGCAGGCGTCGATGAACTCGCGCGTCATCTCCTGGCTGTAGGAGATGTACATCACGTCCATGCCGCCCGCGTCCTTGGCCCGACCGGCGCGCAGGGCGGCATAGGCAGCTAACCCCCAGGTCAGGCCGATGCGGCGCGATTTCTCGACGAAGAGCACCCGGCAGGTGGTGCTCTCTAGCATCCGCACCGTGCTGGCCTGGTAGGGCAGCAGCACCGCCGGCAGGCCGACCTGCCGGGCGATCTCGGGCATGCCGTTCATCGCCGCGCGGCGCTGCGCCTCCCATTCCTCGCGTGTCAGTGGGGCGGTCATCTCGCCTCCCGCACCGAAAGATGCAGCCACTCTCCGCGCCAGCGCGCCAGCACATGATCGTGCCGGTCGATGGTCAGCACCCGGCGCCGCCCGAACGTCCAGGCGAGCGCCCGACGCGCGGGCCCGGCGCTGTCCCAGGCGGCGCAGGTGCGCAGGACGACGAGGCGCTTTTCGGCGGCTGCCATGTGCATGGCTCAGCCGCCCCAGCCGCCGCCGCTGCGCAGCGCGAGCCAGGCCAGCACCACCACGGCCGCCAGCGCCAGCACAAGAAACACAGTCAGGTTCATCGCGTCCTCCCGTTCAGAACACCGCGCGGATCACCACGTCGATGACTCCCAAAACCAGCAGAAAAGCGCCCAGGGCCGCGACCAGGAAGCCCATCGTCGCGCGCTCCGCGAACGCCGCGTTCGCCATGATCATCAGCCCGAAGAGCAGGGTCAGCAGTCCGAGAAACACGAAGACAATGCCGGCGGTCATCTCGCCCCCCTACGCCGCGACGCCGAGGATCTGCGCCTTGATCGTGTCGGCCGTCTCGGACGTGATCCCCTTGGCCTTGGCCACCACGTCGACCGCCTCGCTCAGCTTGTCCTCGATCTCGCTGTTGAGCTCCCGACGCCGCGCCGTCGACCCGCTCTGCGCCTGCTGCAGCTGTCTCAGGGTCGATGCCAGGTGCATCAGGTCCTTGGGCAGCATCGGGTTCGCGTCGAGGTCGCTTAGCATGAAGAGCGCGATGGACTTGAGCGTCTCCGCCAGCACGATGGTCAGATCGTCGGAGGTCTTGGCGTCGTACTTTTCGACCAGGATCTTCGACATCTCTCGCGACTCGTCGAGTTGCCGCGCAGTGCGGGCCAGACGGATCGAGTAGCGATTGAAGGACGAGAAGCTCGGGATATCGAACTCCAGCTCGCCGTTCGACTCGCGCATGAGCGCCTCGCAGCGCTCCACGAACTCGGCGTAGATGTCGGTCTGGGTGCGCTTGTGCTCGGCCAGGTCGGAGGCGGCTTCCCTCACGATGCCGTCGCAGGCCTCCGGCAGCATGCTCATCGCAGACAGCCAGCCCCGGCCCTTCACGGCATCTGCCGCGCCGGCCATCACGACACCGGCCGCGACGGGCGCTTCACGCCCTCGATGACAATCTCGCGGTCCAGATGCCGCTGGCCCTTCTCGGTCAGGATCGCGACCAGGACGCTGCCGGCCTCCAGCAGCCGCACCGCGCCGTGATCGGCCAGCCAGCGCAGCTCGTCATGCAGCCAGGCGCGGTCCTTGCGGATCGCGAAGGCGCGGAGGTGCTCGACCAGGATGTCGGAATTGAGCGACTCGCCCACCTCCTCGGAGAGCGCCTTGAGTACGATCAGCCGCGCCTGTTCGCGGATCAGGGTTGCCATGTCCATCAGTTACTCACTTCCTTGCCTTCGCTTCCTGCAGCATCAGCTCCTGCATCCGGTCGGCGATCGCGGCCACTGGCTTCAGGCGCTCGTCGAGCCGGTCGATATGTCCCTCCATCCGCGCCAGCGACAGGTCGAGCCGGTGCATCATGTCGCGGTTGGGCATCTGCGCGATCTGGTCGCCGGTGCTCTGCATCTGCCGCTCCAGACCGTCGACGCGGCCCTCCAGCTCGGCGATCCGCTTGAGATTGCGCCGCGGGCCCGAGGTCACCATGTTCCAGATCGTCGTGGCCAGCGACAGAACGGTGGAGAGCCCCGCCGCGACGACGATTGCGTCCGTCACCTCGATCAAAGCGCCGCCTTTCCATTGGCGCCCCACCTGGTCTTGGCCATGTCCTTGAGCGTGTGCCCGCCCATGTAGAGGCCCATGTAGACCGAGTTGAGCTGGAAGAGCAGCCAGAGGTCGGTCTGCGGCAGCGATATCTTCCAGATCGCGTTGGCGACATGGATGAAGATCACGTTCCAGAACCACAGCGCCCCGAAGCCGTACATCGCCATCGGCCGCCAGGCGCGCACCCAGACCGGGTCGCCGCGCTCGGCCAGCAGCGCCTTGAACTGCCCCTCCAGCCCGCTGGCATAGAGCGCGATCAGCTCCGGGCTCATCTGCTCGGTCTCGCGCATGGCGGTCTTGACCATCTCGGGATCGTCGCGCGCCAGCGCCTCCAGCCCGTCGGGCGTGGTGCCGGCGCGCCGCGCGATCGTCTCGACCACCTCGCGGGCCAGGCCCGCGCCCTGGGCGCCGATGCGGCCCGCCAGTATCTTCTCGATCAGCGGCGCGCCGATCGCGGCCGCCAGGGAAATCAGAGCCACGCTCATGTCAGGTCTTCCTCCATCGTTCAGAACCGCCTCAGAATGGCGGCGGCACCGGGGAGCCTGCGCTGGAGGCGCGCCGCCACGGCATCGCGGTAGGTCCAGATCAGCCAAGCGGCCCAGAGCCCGGCAATGACCAGCATGGCCCAGCCGACCCAATCGGCGCCGCCCGCGGCGCCGGCGACCGTGCCGGTGGCGCTCTCGGCACCGCCCGCGGCCCCGGCGGCGGCGGCCTGGCCTGCCTTGCGGCGGGCTGCCAGCATCCGCTCGACGGTACTGAGCGTCGCGCGCCCCACGATGCCGTCCACGATGAGCCCGTGATCGTGCTGGAAGCCGCGCACCGCGACCGAGGTCGGATGGGTCGCGGGCTCCGCATCGCCGTAGCCCAGGCTCGCCAGCGCGCGGACGAGCGCTGCAATCTCGCCCTCGGTCATCGGCAGGGCGATGCGCGCGCGCCCCGGCCGGGTGGCGGTGCCGACGCGGCCGTAATCGGCATCGCGCAGCAGCGCGAACTCGGCCTCGCGGCGGCGCTGGAGCCCCGGCAGGACGCGCCCGCCGCCCTTGACCCATTTGCTCAAGGCCGCCCGCGTGGCGGCCCAGTTGCCGGCCTTCCAGGCCTTGACCCAGCTCGCGCGGTGGATGCCGCCGGTGTTGAAATCGAAGCTGACCCCGGCATCGAACTCGTGCTGCGCGGCCCTGGGCATCGCCGCCCCGGCGCGCGCCTCGTATTTGCGCAGCGCGCGGGCGAGCAGCGTGTCGGAGCGCTCACGCGTGATCTCCATGCCGGCCTTGGGCGTCACCACGCCCGACGCGGCCGTGAGGCCCACGCCGATGGTCCAGACACCCGCCGGGTCGCGATAGGCGCGCAGCACCTCGCCCTCTTCGCGCTTGAGAAACACGCGGCCCTTCGCGCTCATTTGCATCTCACGACATCCTCCGGCCAGCTTGCGCCCAGAATGACCGGGCGGGGCCGTGCAAAACACCCGCAAGGGTCTGCGGGGGCGGGTTCGGAAATGCTGTTAGAGGAGCGACATTTGGCGGGGATCGCCGCCGGGCGTGTCGTAGCGCTTGAGCCAGCCGCGCACCGAGACGTCGCTGGCATGCAGTTTGCGGGCTATTTCCGCGACTGACAAGTTCTGAGATCGAAGAACCGCGGCGCACCACGGTTTTGCCAGCGGCACGCGCGCCGGCAGATACTCGGCCGCGGCGGCCAGCCGGCGCGCCTTGTCGTGCCCCACCAGCGTGACCAGGCGCGAGCGCCGCTTGGGGTTTGGCGCCAGATAAAGCTCGGCGCCGCCGAACTCCAGGATGAACTCCACCGCGCCCTGCGCGCCCAGCACCTCGACGTAAGGCGCAATATTGGCCGGTGGCGAGGGCGGGTAGATCACGACGCGGCCTCCACGAACTTCCCCGTCTCAAAGCCCCAGACATCATGGCCGGGCCAGGGCTCCCGCGCGAAGAGCTCGCAGGCGAAGGATCGCGGCCTCAGCCGGGCGATCATGTCACGCATTTCCGGGGGCTTGCGCGAGTGCTCACGGCGAATTGCGTCGATGTGATCGGGGATCTCGGAGGTCTCGATCACGTTTCGAACCGCCTTGTCGGCGGTCTGGGGTGCGCCGATCCGGCCGACCAGGAAGGGCTCGCTCGACGAGCGCAGGACATAGCCCCCGCCGAAGCCGAGCTTGCCTTTCGGGGTACGCTTGATCCACGCGCCGCCGGTGATGTAGCGGAAACCCCAGGCGGCCATCGCGCCCATCGCCTGGTCCAGATGCGGCCAGGTCGACCACAGGAAGAGCAGGCAATCCGGCCCGGCCAGCTGCGAGACCGGCAGCGCGCGGATCGCCTCGATCGGCATGGTCTCGTAATGCGCCTCGGGCGATTTCCCGTAGCCCTTGGGCGATCGCATCGCATAGGCCCAAGGCGGATCGGCCAGGATCGCGCCGTATTTCATCGGCGTGAGCGTGTCGAAGGGCCAGTCCGTCATGCCGGATCGCTCTCCGCCCGGACCCGTTCCCCGAGCGCGTTCATCACCTTCTGCCAGTCGGTGCGGCCCAGGTGGCCGGGATTGCTTCGCGGTCCCAGCACGTCCTGCACCGCGCGCCAGAACGCAGGGAACTGCTCGCGATTGCCGCCATTGAGCCTTGCGAACTGCGCCAGCGCCACCTTGGCACCCGGCGGGCGAGCCCAGGCCGGGATATCCTTCGCCTCCGACCAGTCGACCCCGCCGTCGCGCGCGAGCCACGCCTTGAGCCCCTCGATAGCGCGGGCCGCATCCTTCGGGTCGCGCAGGAAGCGGGTGTGGTCGATGCCCGTCTGCCGGCGCACGAAGGCCAGCAGCGCGCCGTCGTCCCGGCTTTTCGTCAGGCCGAGGTTCCAGGCCGCGATCCAGAGCGCTTGCAGCTTGGGCGCGTAGGGCCCGTCGAGCTTGCGCCGGCGCGAAACACGGCGGAACCCCAGCCGGCGCAGCTCCTCCACGACGGCGTCCTTCTCGCGCGGGCGCATGTCGCGCAGCCGGCGCTTGCCCGTCACCCGCTCGTAGAGATCGCGCCGGTCCTCCTCGGCATCGAGCCCAAGCTGCCGGACGCCGGCATAGATCGTCTTGACCGCGCTCATCCGTCCCTCCCGATCAGATCGACCTGCTGGACAAGGGCGATAGCCGAACGCATCACCGGCTCGCCATCGCGGCGGCAATTGGCGTGATCGGCAAAGCGCACGCGGACCTCGCCCTTGCGGGGGAAGATGCGCGTGATCTGGCCCCGGAAGACCGCGCCGTCCTTGTGCAACTCGACATGGTCGAAGGGCTCGACCGGGTACTCGTCGCAATATTGAAGTGTTGAAGTCATGATCTCACCTCAGTTGGGCCGCTGGCCGAGCGTCTCGATCTGCTTGACGGCCTCGACATTGCCGGCCTGGAAGTTCACGTTGACCACCTCCATCACCTCCTCGCTGGTCAGCGCGCGGGCGTCCTGGAACGCGACCATGCGGCCGGTGACCTGGGCGACGATGGCGAGGATTTCGACGGGCGAGAGCCCGCCCGAGTGCTCGGTGATCGTGTCCATGATCGCCTCGGCCAGATCGGTGTGGCGCGTGGTGGCCGGTTTCGCGTTGAGCATCAGACCGCCTCACAGCTTCGCCAGATCGAGCGGGACGGTCAGCCACGGCGCCTCGGTATTGGGCCGGTGCTTCACGCGCACATAGGTGGCCTTGCCCACCACGCGCATGGCATCGCGGATCGCATCCATCGCGCGCGTCCAGCGGTGATCGTCGATGTCGAGCCGCAGGAGCATGAATATCTCCGCGCGGTTGATCTGGCCCTCCTTGTCGGTGTTGAAGGCCCGCGTGACGATCGCCTGGATTTCCGGGCGCGAGTCGGCCGACCACTCGTTGAGGCATTCGTCGATCAGGCCCTTGGCGATCTGCAGCTCGGGGCCGAAGTCGATCCGGTCCTGCACCTGCACCTGCACCTGGTAGAGCCCGTCATAAGTGGTCAGCGTCTTGTTGCCCTTGGCCCCGCCCAGCCGCGTCTCGTATTCCTGCGCCAGAATGGCCTCGAACGCGCTGATATCGTCGAAGGTGTGCTCCTTGAACCGGCGGAGCTGGTCGCTGAGTGCGAGGGCATAGCCCGCGATCCGGCGCACCGTCTCGTCCTGCAGCTGGTCCTGGGGGCGCACGAGGGCCAGCGGCACCTCGCGGCCCTTGGCGTCGACCATCCGGCGTTTGCCGTTCTCCTCGACGATGCCCGAGGGCACCGGATGCGGTTTGAAGTCAGACATCTGTCGTCTCCTCTCTCTCGATGATCAGTTTGGCGGGGGTCGCCGCGCCCGGCGGGATGGGGATCAGCCCGAAGGCCACGAGCGTCGTGGCCATCGCGGTGATTTCCTCGGTGCTGAGCGTGGTCACGCCGCGGATGCCGTCGCGGTCGATCTTGCCCACGGCGCGGGCGGCCAGCACCAGCATGCCGGGCGCGGTGAAGCGCTCCGGCGCGGGGTGGCGGCGCTTGGAGCGGATCCGCTCCAGCAGCTCGGCGTCGGTGAGCGGTTTAGGCATCGGAGGTCTCCTTTCGGGGCTCTTGTTGGACTCGGTCGCGCGCACGAAACCTGACACCGACGCCCGCGGTGCCTTGCTCGGGGGTGAACTCGACCCCGGCCTGGAGCAGGCAGTCCGCTATGGCGCGCAGGTTGTTGGGAATGGGCGTCCGGGTGCCGCTCTCGAAGGTCGAGAGGGTCACGCGGGAAACGCCGGCGGCACGGGCGAGGCGGGCCTGGTTCCACCCAAGCAGGCCTCGGGCAGCTCGGCACTGGTCAGCGGTGATCGGCATCACACACCTCCCGGATGCTCTCGGTGACCGTGCCGTCGTCGAGGATCGCGTCGACGAGCGCCGCCTCGGCGGTGATGAGCAAGACGTCGCGGATCAGCGCCCTGAGCGAGACATGGCGGCGCTCGGCATGCGGACGCAGCAGGTCCAGCACATGCGGCGGCACGGTCAGCGTCATGCCGCTCGATGGCCGGCGGCCGGCCGCGGTGAAGCGCGGCACCGCGATCCCGCGCTTGCGCGCGGCTGTGAGTACGTAGCTCACGGTGTTGACCGGCCGGTCCACCTGCACCGCGATCCTGCGCGGCGGCACGCCCGCCAGGGCCAGCGCTACGATGCGCTCGCAGTCCTTGCCCCCCGCGCTCATGACCTCAGCTCCTCGCCGCCGCGATTGGCCCAGGCCTGCTTGAGGTGATCGGCCGTCATGGCCGTGCCCGCGCCGATCGCCACCATGTTGGCGAGCTTGAGAGCGCGGTCGACCTGGCGCAGGGCGCCGGGCTTGCGCGAGATCGCGGTCGCGAGCTTGCGGATCTCCGGATCGGTGATCTTCCAGGCGTCGAGAATGGCCTCGACATCGCCGGCCATCGGCACCCGCTGCAGGATCCGCAGGCCGATGCGGCTGTGGACCTGGGCGTAGCCGTCCTTGTCGCGGCCGCCCGAGGCGCTGCCCCAGCGGCGATAGACGGCTTCGTTGCCGAAAAGCGCGATGCCGCAGCCGAACTCGTCGTTGAAATAGCGCAGCTGGTTGACCGCATCGTCCACGAGGTTCTGCGCCTCGTCGAGGATCAGGAGCGTGTGCCGCCCGTTGCGCAGGAGCTTCTGCCCGATGGCGCGGTCGAGCCGCGCGGGGTTGCTCTCGGAGACATCGAGCGCCATCGCCAGCTCCTGCAGCATCGAATGGCGGCCGGAAGTCGAGGGGCGCATGGTCACGAGATAGGCATGCGGGCGGGTGGCCACGTAATGGCGCGCGGTCTCGGTCTTGCCCAGGCCCGAGCCGGTGGTGACCACCGAGAACTCGGGCAGCGTCTGGGCGTAGATCAGCGCCTCGATCAGGCGCCGCGCCGTGGGCGTCTCCACGAACTCGGGTGCGGCCGGCATGCCGGTCAGCGCCCGGCGGCTCTCGTCATGGCTGTCGAGCCAGCGCTTCACGCGCTCGGTGATGTTCTCGTACTTGCCCTTGTAGCTCGCCGAATACCAGGGCGAGAGGGTGCCCACCGGCACGCCGGAGCTTTTGGAGACGCCGGACATGGTCAGGCCCTCGGCCTTGGCGATCTTGCGCAGCCGCTCGGTCTGGACCCGCCAGTTCTCCAGCGCCGCCGAGTCGAGATCGGGCGTCAACGCGGGCGGGGTCCACTTGTGCGTGTCCTCGACCACCTTGGCGGATTGTTCTTTCTCGGTCATCTGATATGCTCTCCTCATCTCGAATGGCCGCGGGTGACCCGTGGCCTGCTTCCAGCGGCCCGATGCGCCCTCACGCGCCTCGGGCCGCAGCTCCATCAGGGCCCCTCGTCGCCCCGATCCTCACGGTCGGGCATGCGCAACACGCCACGATCCATCATGTCGATTGCCCGGCTGAACGCCTCGTTGCCCTGCCAGGCGGCGGTGGCCTGCGCGGTACCGCCGCCGGCCACGAGCCGCACCGCAGCGGGCTGCGCACGCGGCGCCTCCGGCGTGCCCTTGGGCAGCATTTCTGCTACGTCCGAGATATCGAGCCGCCGCTCGACCGCGAGCACCTCCTCGATCGCGCGCCCGTAGGCACGCCGCGCCTTGGCATGCGTCCGCGCGGCCTCCATGTCGTCGAAACGCCCGGCCTCAAGCAGCTCGGCCTCGCAGATGAACCGCCCGTCCACGGCATAGGCCGCGACACCGTCATGAAGCGCCTGCGGATCGAAGCGCAGGATCAGCCGGCGCCCGGCATGCTCCACGAGCTGCGGCGCCCAGTACCGGTTCCCGGCCAGGCGGACCTCGCCATTCTCGCGATGCGCGCTCACCAGGTCGGAGGCCAGCGCGAAGAGCCGGAGCTGGCTCTCGGAGGCGCGCGCGATGATCGCGTCCTTCGCGGCCTGCGCGTAGGTCTCGGCGAAGGACCGTCCGGCACAGTTGGCGGCGCGCCGGCCGGGTCGCGCGTTGTGCCGGGTGATCTCCGCGGCCACCAGCGCCTCGAACTCGGCAAAAGGGATTGCGCGGCTGCCGTAATTCTCGGGCTTGGCCATCGGGCTGTTGCCCGTGTAGGCGCCGGCGCAGGCGGGATGCTTGGCGATCGTCTCGCAAAGATCGCGGAAGGCGCGCTCGATCGGTTTGGCCTGGCCGTGATAGGGCGTGGTCCAGTGGACGCGCACGCCGACATCGGTCAGGAGCCCCTCGGGCTCGCCGGGCTTCACCTTGAAGCGGAAGCGGTTGACCTGCCCGCCGGTCATCCACTTCGAGGCAAACGCGCGCCCGTTGTCGAGCCAGGCTTCCTCAGGGATGCCGTGGGTCTTCATCATGTCCAGGAAAGCCAGGCGCACGAGCGGCCAGCATTCCGACTGTCCCAGGCGCCAGCCCACGATCATGCCGGAATAGAGGTCCTGGATCGCGACCATCACCGGGCGGAAAGGCTTCTCGCGGCCCGGTTCGCGCACGAAGACGTCGAATGTGTGCCCGTCGGCGTTGATGGCCTGCAGCGGCGCGAAATGCGACCGGTCGCGGGTCTGATGGGGGTAGATGCGCGCCGCCGTCTCGCGGCCCGACCGCGCCAGCTTGCGGGCGGCACGCGGGATCTCGCGCTCTATCCGGCGCCTGAGCGTCCGCTCGGCCGGGATCGGCGCCCAGCCGTGTTCGGCCGCGGCCTCGCAAAGCCGCGCAAAGCAGGCCGTGAAGGCCGGTTGCTCGGGCCGCAGATAATCGGCCACCAGGAAATCCCAGGCGCGCGAATCGCAGGCCGCCACCGCACTGCGGCCCGCCCGGCGCGGGGCCAGCACCGCCAGCCAGTCCGGCCGTGGCACGCCGCGCACCAGGGCACGCCAATTGCGCAGCGTGGAGGGCGACTTGCCCACGATCCGCGAGACCCGCTCGATCGCCACCGCCTGGGTGGAGGTCCGCTCCAGGGCCACGATCTGCTCAACCGCGCCGAGGCGTTCGCGCGCCTCCGCCTGAGCCCGCTTCGAGAGCCGCTCGAACCCCGCCCAAACGGGGTTCGCGGCCGTCTTGTCGGTGGCCTCCTCCGCGGATTTGACGGCCAACGCGGCCCGCACGTCGCCGGGCAGCAGGCTGACATGGTAGTGAACGCCGCCGGCCTCGACGCGGTAGCGGCCGGGGTCGGCCCGCCACTTCTCGGCGGCGAGCTTGCGCAGGCCCCGATCCGAACCCGGCAGGGACGGATGCCCGAGATCGAGCAGTTCGGCCAGGCTCAACCACTCACTCATCGGCACCCGCCTCGGCGATGAACGCCGCCAGCTCGGCGCGATGGTCGCGCACGAATTCCCGGCGGTCCTTCTTGCTCAGACGGCCCCACGCCGCGGTGAGCCGCTCCAAAGCGGCCGATCCGTTCTGGTCGGGGACAACGCCGACATTCCGAAGCTCGTCCTTGGCCTTGGCGCCGCTGCGAATTCGTCGTGCCGCATCGCATTGCGCATCGCTGGAGGCCTTGCAGAACCTCTGCAGAACGGCCTGATTGTCGGCCTCCGGCGTGCCCGACAGTGCGCGCCGAAGCTCGGGATGCAGTTTCTGCGCGATCTCCTGCGCCGCCTCGATCGAGCGCTTGGAGAGCCCCATTCGCGTGGCGACATGGTCCGAGAAACTGACGAGTCCGGCCTGATCGAGAAATTCCGCAATGTTTGCGGAATTACGTCCGCGACCGACTTTGCCGTACTTCGCCTCCCAGGCTTCGCGGTACTTGGAGACGAACATCGCCCGGTCGAGCTTCGACAAGTCGTTGCGGAAAAGGTTCTCGCCGATCTCGATCAGCAGGCTCGACCAGCCGCCATTGACATGGACCACCATCGTCTCGACCTCTTCGAGGCCAAGCATCTGCACGGCGCGCAGCCGGTGCGCGCCGGCGAGCAGGGAATATGTCCCACCTTTCGCCCCAAACGGGCCGCGCACGGTTATGGGGTTGATCAGGCCATGTTTTTCGACATCGAGCGCGATTGCCTTGGCATGGTTTTCATCGACGCCGCGCAGCCGGTCGCCCGGCATCTCGACAAGATGCGTCGGTACCTTCCGGAAGTCAGCCATTAGGGACCTCCGGGCTCTTCGTCAGGCGGTAGCACCAGCGATGCGTGCCGTCCGGGCCCACGCGCTGCTCGCACTCGATCTCCGCGCCGTTCTCGCGCAACTCGGCGATCACCGAATTGACCGCGCAGATATGGGCGCGGCGGATCAGCGTGCGGGTGGATAGCCAGCCCTGCGCCTCCTGCAGCACATGCAGGGCGCGCTGCAGGCGGGGGCTGGTGGAAAGCGATGCGTGGTGCATGGGCTCACCACTCCGGCCAGGCCGCGGGGGCCATGATCTGCGCATCCAGACGGCCGGCGCGCGTCCGGCAGGGGTCGCACATGCGGTTATGGGCGCCCTCGCTCATGAACGTCGTGCCGCAGGTCATGCAGTCCCGCGCCCGCGACTTGGCGCGGCGGGTTGACTCGCGCTCGATCCGGAGCCGCGCGGCGTCGGCCAGGCTGAATTGGCTGTACTCGCCGGAGACCCTTGCGCCATCGGCCTTGCGGTAGACCGAATAACGGTGGTGGCCGGCACGCTTCACGTCGAACGCGCTCATTGCAGCACCCCCGCGACGACGGTCAGAAGCCAGAAAAAGACCATCAGGCAGGCCCCGCCGAGACAATCGCCCGCCAGGCTGTCCTCGACGCGGTCCACCCAGGCGCGAACGGCCCGAAGCGCCCTCATATCGCCCACCGGATCGCGATGGCCGCGATCACGCTCCAGAATGCCGCCGTCGCCATGACGATCGCGACCAGCATCCGCTGGCTGCCGTCGGCGCTCGTTTCTTCCGTGCCTGACTCACTGCTCGAAAGGTCCTTCATTGGAACTGCTCCTTCTTCTTGGATTTTCGGGGGCGGGGAATGTCGGACGGCCAGTCGAGATCCTCGGGCCAGTGATCCGAGAACCATTGCAGGACCTTGTTGTAGGTTCGGATCGTGGTCCCGTGACCGTCCCGCAGCCGCTGAAAGAGGCGTGCGTTTCCGACAATCCAGTTGCTCACGGTCGCTTCGCTCCGGCGCACTGCCGGCGCATATTTCTGAACGAGCGATATGAGATCATGGGAGTGCATAAATACACTATTCCACAACTCCACCTCCGCGACAATGCCTTTGTACACTTTCGAGGTAGGAATTTCCCCCTCTACCCCGAAAGTCCGAATCAATGCATAAATGCACTATGGAACTGGATGAGTTGCTCCGGATCATCGAGAACAGGCGGAGTGATCTTGGGCTTACTCAGGCCGAGGTCGCTGCGCGCGCTGGCCGTGCGAGCAGCACGGGCACAGCTCTCATCCAGAACATTCGCAGGGGCAAGGATCCGACCTTCCGCAATGTGAATGCCATATGTGACGCGCTCGGCCTTGAGCTTCACATCGGGCCGGCGCGGCGATCAGCGGTGCAACAGGTCATGGACGAGCACGGCGAGCCGGCCGCGGTTCGTCGGATCGTCCAGACCGCACGTCTCGCCACGCCGCCGGCGCAGGCCGCGCGCGACGAAGACCACTTCGCCACGATCCCGCGCTTCGAGGCCGAGCTCGCCGCTGGCGCAGGCCGCGCAAATGGCGACGGCGTTGCGATGGAGCTCCTGGCCTTCCGACGCGATTGGCTCCGCCAGATGGGCGTGACCGCCGACAAGGCCTGCCTTCTCAAGGTGCGTGGCGACAGCATGGCGCCCACGCTCCAGGACGGCGACCTGGTCCTCGTCGACCGCTCCCGCCGCGACGATATCCGCGATGACCGAATCTACGCCTTCACCGAGGATGGCGAGGCCCGCGTCAAGCGCCTCCTGCGCGCCGGCGGCGAGCTGCTCCTCCAGTCCGACAACGCGGCCTATCCGACCGAGCGCCGCAAGGGCCGCGACATGAACCGCCTGAATGTGCTGGGAGAAGTGGTCTGGTCCGGTCACGAGTTGAGGTAGCCAGCCTGTGGTATGCCCTCTCAGCACACGCATTGAGGAATCAAGCAAAGGTTGAAAGGCTGCCCTAGTGTTCAGGGGAGGACGAAATGGACAGTAAGATCAAGGCGCGATTTTATCAGGTGGAGAACGTCAACGGGAATGACGATCCTCTTTACCACTGCTTAGAGCAACTTTGGGATCACCCCGATCGCGTCAGATACCAAACGATTCACGGCGGCATCCGAGTTCGTTTGGAGCGCTATGAATCTAACCATGACGCGGCCAGACGGGGCTTTGTCGATGGCGAACTCGTTCGACAGCAGACGGAAAACATACCGCCCATCGCAGAGCAGGGGCAGCCACTTGAAGGAATGGACAGGCCTTTAGGACATCGGTGCGCGTTTCGATACCACCCTCGGACCCGCGCACTCCTGTTGGAGAGCAGGCAGAACGGGGTAACGCCCATGCGCATGGATGGATTGGTCAAGACTGTGTTGCGACCGCACAAAGGCTTTTACCTTACTCCAGTCGTAACAGAGGACGCACTTGATCGGCTTCGGAATGGGACTCCAAGGCGGGTGACCTTCCGGGTCGCCAGCCCAGGGAATATGGACGCAGTTGAGGCGGATGAGCGCCAAATTGAAGAGAATCTTACTAGGATGGCAAACAACTTTGGCGGCTTGAGCGTGGAGGTATCTGTTGGCTTTCCGCGGGGGAACAACGATAGGGCACTGGTCAGAGGATCGCTCAATAGAGCTATTCGTTGGGCCACCGGGAACCGTGACCACGTGGAAAAATTTGCAGTTAAAATCAGCGAGGAGGAATCACCAATTGACGTTTTTTCCGAGCAAATTAAGGTCGTTCAGGACTTGCCGGGGATACAGAATCTTGATGTCGATGCGAACTATGAGGCCCGCCGCGACCTTCTCAGGAGGGCGTTCGACGACTATCTACCTATCATAGAGAGGTTGTACGGATGACCGCCATAGCTTCCAGAAACATATCAGTTATCACAGGAACGTTCCTGTCTCTCGCCCCTATTTTAAAGGCCTGCATCCTCGCAGCAGCCACGTCTTTCCTTGTGCTTTATCTGTCGGGAGATCAGATGTTCAATTCCAACGCCATCTATGCGGGGGTATTTGATCTCGCGTCGATCTTTACCGGGTTCTTAGCTACCTTCTACGTATTCATTGTCACGAAGGGTAACCGATTCCTAGAGAAGATTGCCGCCACGAAAACATTCTCTATGGTGCTAAGGTTGCTGAAGTTCACCATCGTCTGGTCGGTTATCGTGGTTGGCTACTCATACGCAATGATGATAGTCGATCCATCTGATTTTGCGGCCTTTTCGATTATGCATTTTGTTGTTTTCTTTTGGCTTTTCAATGTCTTCATGGTGGTGGTCAACTTTACCAGATGCACCGTGCAGTTCATGACGATTGCAGAGACAGATAAGTGAACAACCTCAAGACGGCCCGCCAGAAGGGCAGAATTGATCACGTCTTCCAGCTTGTCTAGTGTTCGCCACCTGACATAGGGTACCCGATGGAAGCAGGGTATCGGGCATTGGTCCAGCATCCTTGAGCGAAACAGTCAGCTGACGGCTAGGAGCCCTTACTTGCCGGCCGGATAGTCTGCGGATGATGCAGGTGCAGTGGGCGGTTGTCAGCCCAATCCTGCCGATCGTGCGCGCTTCAGCGTGAACAGCGGAGCATGGACATAAGACGGTGCTTTGCGCCGGTTGCGTGATTGGGCGAACTTACCGTCAAGTCGCACACTACTTGGGGGAATGTCGGACGGATAAGAAAGCAGGCGTGTCAGAGGGATCGGGCAAGACATCGATGGATCTGAACATCACGGTCACGCTCGTCCTGGGTGTGGTCGGGTCGCTTGTTGCCTGGACGACCCAAGGGCCGCTGCCGGTGAAGCTGGGCTTATCGATCTTTGCAATCGGTGCAATCCTGATGCTGGCTGTGGCGCAGAACGAGCGGCAGCACGCGGCCCTTGTGGACTGGATCGAAGGGGATGGATACGGCAATGCCTATTGGCAGGTCGTCGCCCCGCGCCTGGCCCGCATCTGGACCCGTCTTTGCGACCCGGCGCCGTCGGGTACCGGGTTCTTGCGCACGCTTTGGGCGGCGCTGACCTGGCGACTGTATGACCTGGCGCTGCTCATCGCCGTCTTATACCCGATCTTGGCGTTGGTCCTGCCCTGGGCAGTGACCGGGAAGGAAACCGGGTTGGGCGCCGTGCCAGTGCTAAAGGCGATTCCGCGCTATAGCTTGTCGCATATCGCGACACTTGGCATAATTGCCATGTTTTTCGTCGCGATCGTTTATTGGCTTCGGCCAGAATATCGGCGCGCGAAGGGTGTGACCCGCACTGATATTCTGCTTTTTGCCGCTCTTGCTGTGACGTTTGGTTTGGCATGGTTGGAAATTGTGCCAGCCGCAGTCACAGCCGCAGTCACAGCCGCAGGCGGAGTCGCAATCACAGTCCTAGCCGCAGGCGCAACCGCAATCGCAGTCACAGCCGCAATCACAGCCGCAGGCGCAGCCGCAGTCACAGTCGCAGGCGCAGCCGCAGTAACAGTCGCAGCCGCAACCGCAGTCATAGCCGCAGCCGAAGTCTCAGTCCCAAGCGCAGCTGCAGCCGCAGTCACGGTCTTAGTCACTGTCGCAGTCATAGCCGCACTCGGGTGGATGTATCTCCGCGGGTATCCGGCACTGGCCCATCGCGCACTGACCTGTTTGCTCGTGGCGGTCCTGGCGATGGCAGCCTACACCCTGCCCTGGGCGGATGTGCCGCCGTTTAAGACCGCCGTTTTCCTGTTCTTCGGGGTCTTTCCTATTCTGAACGCACTGTTCGACCTGTTGTCCTACGCGGTGACTGTTGCGCTGGTGCGCCTTGGGCTGCGGATGAAACGCTGGCCCGCGTTCCTTCTGGGCCTTTTGGACCTGTTTATCGCCGGCGCCCTGTTCTTCGCCCTTGGCGCGGCATTGGTCGTTACGACCGCCCTGCTCAATCGACTGTCTAGCGGGCAAATCGCCGATATCGGCGGCATTCTCGGACAAATCAGCCAGGGGTGGTCAACCACGATCGCATGGGCCTATTTTATGGTCTTCTCGACGCTGGTACCGACCCTGTTCCACCTTGTCCTGACCCTCATTAGCCTGGAGCGGATGGCTCTGCCATTTCTACGCCAGCCCTTCGCCAAACTGATCCGCCAAGCCCGGGACCCGGGGATTGCCTCGGTCCTTGCCCCCTGCGCAGCCGGGGTGGCGCTGCTCTTGCCGTTCACGGCGCTCTACTGCTTTTTCTGGTTGGTCTGGACCTATCTCGGGAATGTGCTGGCACTCTACGGTCGGACCTATCTGAACCATTTGCTGACCATCGCGCAGTGGATCGAAGCGATCTGAGCGCATAGCGACCGAGGGCGCCCCAGAGGCAGCCTGGGAACCTTTTGTCAGGTGGCGAACACTAGGTCGCCTCCCGGCCTTCGCGATCACCCGGCGGAGGCTTTAGCCTTCAGGCGATCGATATCCCCTTTGAGTTCCTCAAGACTCTTCGTCGGCGCACGGTCGACCTGACCGTTGGTGTCTTCGCTCGGCGCCGCGATACCTGGTTGAAGCGCATCGCGGATCGCATGCAGCGCCTCGATGATCTTCTCAAGCGCCGTGAAGAGGACACCGCTGATTGCCGCCGCGACCGCGGGCACGACGAATAGAATGTCTTCGGTTCCAAGGCCGGCGAGGGCGCACAAGGCGGCCAGTCCATAAGCGATCCAGGCAAGCAGCTTCAGCGACGGCATGGCGTGTCCGATCCTTCCGGTTTTGGGTGCCCCATCGTGGCGACATTTTGGGCGGCTTGCAAGCGCGCCTCAGCGGCTCGAATCCGACCCGAAATCAGTTCCGCGGCGGACCTCGGCCGGATTTGCCGTAAACCTCTGTACTGATAGTTTTTTCGACCATCGCGCCCTAAAACTGGTTTAACGGTTCAATCATTTTCCGCAGTGCCGCATTCTTGGCACCCGCGAGCGTCCTTTTCAGTCCGCCCGCCTCTCGCCGCATCTGCTTTAAGCGCCTGTTAAAACGGCCTTTCCGGTCCTCTACAGCCGTTCTAATGCGCCTTTAAAACGCTTCGGCCCCTTCGTCCCGGATTCCAGCTTCAAGTGTCAGACTCGCGCCTCGATGCCAAGTTCAAGTGTCAACGCCACCTCGGCGCCCGCACGCGCTCTCTAGCTCTACCGCCCTGTTTTCGCTTTCCTTCTCACGCTTTCTCACCAAATCCCACCTTTTCCCGCCGATGCCAGGTCTAAGTGTCAAACAACACCCGCCCGGTCACGCCGCATGACCAAGTGGTGCGCGAAGCCCGTGCGCTGATCGACGGGAAGCGCCGTGCCTGAACTCGAATGGAAGGCCCCGGCGGTTGCGGACCCGGATTCCGCGCGCGCCGTCGGGGCAGCGGGGATCGCCGCGCTGGCGGCGGCCCGGGATCAGTGAGCGTAGCCGGGGCCGTTCAGCCAGGCCGCGGCATCAGCGATCATCGTCTCCATGTCCGATCGCTCGGGCGTCCAGCCCAGCTCCGCCCGCGCCCGCGCCGAACCCGAGACCAGGCGCGCCGCGTCGCCCGGACGCCGCGGCCCCTCCTCCAGCGGCACCGGCGCGCCGGTCACCTTCTCGGCCGCCGCGATCACCTCGCGCACCGAGAAGCCGCGGCCGGTGCCCAGGCAATAGACCCCGCCCCCCTGCCCCGCCAGGAGCCGGGTCAGCCCCGCCAGATGCGCCCGGGCCAGATCGCTGACATGGACATAGTCGCGGATGCAGGTGCCGTCGGGCGTGTCATAGTCGCGACCGAAGACCGTCAGCGCCCCGCGCCGTCCCGCGATGGCGTCGAGCACCAGCGGGATGAGATGGGTCTCGGGCCGGTGCTGTTCGCCGATCTCGGCCTCCGGGTCGGCCCCGGCGACGTTGAAATAGCGAAAGATCACCGATTCCAGCCCGTCGCTGGCGCCGAAATCGCGCAGCATGTCCTCGATCGCGCGTTTCGAGCCGCCATAGGCGTTGATCGGGTACTGCGGCGTGTCCTCGTCCAGGATCACCCCGTCCTGGTCGCCATAGGTGGCGCAGGTCGACGAGAAGACGAAGCGCCGGCAGCCGGCGGCCAGCGCCGCCTCGATCAGGTTGAGCGCCCCGGTCACGTTGACGCGCCAGTACTGCCCCGGCGCGCGCATCGACTGGCCCACCAGGCTAAGCGCCGCGAAATGCATCACCGCCACCGGCCGGTGTTCGGCGAAGGCCGCGTCGAGCGCCGCGCGGTCCATGAGGCCGGCCTCGACCAGCGGGCCGAAGCGCACGGCTTCGCGCCAGCCGGTGGACAGATCGTCGAAGGTGACGGGCAGGAACCCCGCGCGCGCCAGCGCCTTGCAGGCATGGGCGCCGATATATCCCGCGCCTCCGGTGACCAGAACCCTGTCCAATTCCGTCCTTTCCCATCCGATCAACTCTCTATGGATAGCAAGCACAGCAGACCCGTCTCACTTACCGAGAGTTCCTCTTAAGGGTTTAAACCAGATTTCTCCCCACAGAGTCGAGAACTCGAACGTCCTATAGGTTAGAGGACAAGTCCGAGAAATGGCTTCAGGTAGGTGATGCTGTCAGACGATTCGAACTGCTCTCCACAAGGACAGCATAACTGTCCTTATGCTGCGCCGAGTTGACGCCACTCGGCGAGAGCGGCAGCGCGGTGCTACTTGAAAATGTCCCGGCTGGAGAGGCTGCGCTCCCGGTTGAAATGGTTGGTGACGGGGGCGTGAACAGCGGCGAACTTCTGCAAAATTTCGCATGCGCCGGAACCGAAGCATCGCCCGCTCGCGTCGTCGGAACAGCAGGTGCGCGCGCTTGAAGTTGGCAATATCCGATGTAGAGCGGCATCGCCGAACCTCGAACATACTTGCCACATCAAAAATTCCAGGACTTTTCATCGATTTGACACAATGCACCCCTAACTTGGCACATTGTTGATTTCAGTGATGCCTGGTGGGCGATGTGCTGTGTTGCGTTCGTGGATCAAGCCCCACCAGGCGCGCTGAACGGAGTTGGTACCGCCGCCCCGCCTCATCTCACCCCAACCGCGCCAGCAGGTTCCTGACCGTCGAGACGTGCCACCGTCCACCGCGACGGGTGCGCATGCCGCGGGCGTTGAGCTCGGCGGCAATGGCGCGCAGGGTCGTGTGGCCCGCGCTGGTGATTTCGGCGACCACGTCGGCCAGGTCCCGGGCGTGACGGTCGGCATTGCGCGCCACCGCCGCGCGGAGCGGCGCGCCGCCCTTCCCGGCCCGCCTCAGCGCCGCCGCCCCGTTGGGATTGCCCAGCTTCACGCCGCGCGCCTTCGCGGCCGCCAGCGCCTCCTTGGTGCGCCGCGAGATCGCCTCGCGCTCCTGCTGGGCCACCAGCGCCATGATCCCCACCGTCAGGTCGTTGGCCTCGGGCATGTCGACGGCCAGGAACCGCACGCCGCTTTCGCGGAGGGTGAGCAGGAAGGCCGCATTGCGCGACAGCCGGTCGAGCTTGGCGATCACCAGCGTGGCCCCGGTCAGCCGCGCCAGATCAAGGGCCCGCACCAGTTCCGGCCGATCGGATTTGCGCCCGCTCTCCACCTCGGTGAACCGGGCGAGCACGTCTGCGCCCCGGGACGCGGCGAACGCATCGATCGCCTTGCGCTGCGCGTCGAGCCCCAGCCCCGATCTGCCCTGCCGGGCCGTTGAGACCCGCTCATAGGCGACCAGGCGGAGAGATGGGTCGGTGTCCCTGATCATGTACAAACCTGCCTGACCTTGGTTGCGCAGGTCTGTACATCGCTCGGAAGGGGCCGGAAGTGTAGTCGGAGAGGCAATCAGATGCGGTCGTCCAGCTGTATGACATGTTCCTCGGGCTCGTGCTCGACGATCTCGCCCTGCTGGTCGCGCATGGTCCCGTCCGGCCACGCGCTGACGATCTGGATGATGGTCGGCTTCTCGGCAGGAAGCTGATCGCCCGCATTGGCCAACCGCGTGCGGGCGACCGGGGTGAGCCCGAGCTCGGACATGTAGCGGGACATCAATTCCATCTGCTTGTTGGCCACCGTGAGCCAGGGCGACTGCTGGACATGGCCGTTCGGTGTCTTGAGAAGGGCGGGTGTCGCCGCCAGTTTCTCCTCGGCCTCGACCCAGCGGGCCCAGGCCTGGCAATAGGCCGCCAGCGCCGCGCGGTCTGCCAACGTCAGGATGCCCGCCTCGTGCATCGGAGTGGCGAGCCGGCGCCATTCCTTGTGGGCCACCTCGCTGAGATGCGCCGGGCAGCGCGGCAGTGCCTCCATCCGCGTGTGCGCCAGCGTGCCTCCCCGCGGAACCGGTTTGCGGCCGCGCGAGGCCATCAGCGCGTCTCCTCCGGTTCGGGCAATGCAGGCTGGGCATCGCGGCCTTCCGGAACGCCGATCCTCGTCTGCCGCTCCGCGATGGTGTCGAGCAGCTTCGCGAGCGCGTCCCGTCCGTCGCCGGTGTCGAGCTGTCCAGCATGATCGAGGCCTACGGTCTCCCACCAGCCGGCTTGTGTCTTGAGATAGAAGATGGTCGAGGTGGTGTCGCCGGCCCTCGCCTTCTGCAAAAGCCCGTTCGCCACATGCGCGATGGCCTTCGCCTTGCCCCTTTTATAGCGCACGGCTGACCTGCCCCCAAAAAACCGGGCCATTCAAAATGAGAGTTTGTTCTCGTAACGTTCAAAATGACGAGGAGAACAGACGATGCGCAAATCACGTTTCACCGAAGAACAGATTGTCGGGATCCTGC